ATGGGTTTTGAACAACTTGCCGAGCTGAGAGACCGTCTGCGCGCACAGGCGGCGCAGGCGAAACCGGCTCAAACCAAAAGCTCCGCGGGACGCGCGAAGAAACGTGAAGCCGTCGAGCCGGGAGTCGAGGCTATCTGGAGGCTGCAACGGCATTTTCCGCTGGCGTTTCCGAAAAGTCCCGCGGCCAAGGTTCCGCTCAAGCAGGGCATCCTCCAGGATGCGCAGCAGCACCTCGAACTACTGGGAATCACCGCCGAACAACTGAAACAGGCCATCGCCACCTGGTGCCAGGGCAGCCGCTACTGGAATTGTATGGTGGAAGATGCGCCGCGACTGGATCTGCAAGGCCAGGTTGCCGGCAAGGTAACCGCCGAGCAGGCGGTGTATGCGCGGCGGCAGGCGTCTCGCCGGCAGCGCGAGCAGATGCGCGAGAAGCGCGCCAAGCGTGCACAGGCGGGTGGCGAAGCGCCGGCCGCCACGGAGGCGCCGACGCCTGAAGCGCCCGCAACCGAAGCGAGCCCCGAGGCGAACTGATCGCCGGGGCAGGGCGCGTCGGATCCTGGCGCGCTCCTCGGTTGCCGGTCGCTGCGGGCCCATTTCGCGGACGTCTGGGCCCGTTTCTCCCGGCTTGTGCTACGCAATAGCCTGATCTGCAAAGTTTTTTTCGTAGAGCGCTTGCCAAGCTCGGCGAATCCGTCCATAATTGCGTCCATTCCAGCGATGGGTGAGCTAAAAATCTTTTGAAATCAAAGGGTTATAAGTTCAAAATCGCGCCAGGAAAGAAATTTCAGCGATATGCCAAACGCATGTCGCTTCGCTCAAAGGCTGAGTAGCAGAGTGGTTATGCACCGGATTGCAAATCCGTGAACGCCGGTTCGATTCCGACCTCAGCCTCCAACAGGAAAGCCCCGTAGCTCAACGAGTTACGGGGCTTTTTTCTTGCCCAGGAAAGCGGATCATTTCCGCAATTCTCCGATCATTTCCGCAACTCCTCCTCACTTCGTCGGGCTTACCACCTCGCCGACGCGTCGGTAAACGTTCTTCGTGATCTGTTCCTTTGTGTGGCCAAGCAGCTTGCTTGCGTCGGCCAGGTTCTCGATTTCGCTGGCTGCCTTGGGGCGAATATCGCTGAAGCGGAACTGCTTGATTCGTTCAGCAAGCGGCTCGTCTCGGGCGGCCACTGCTTGGGCGGCGGCTTCTGCTCGCGCCTCGTCCCAGCGATTTCGCATCATGGCGTAGCTCATGCGGAGGCCTGATGGGTTCGTGATGAGGCGCGAACTGGTAATGCCGGCCAGTTTCCGGCGCTCGAACAGGCCGTCGATGAACACGCCCAGCCCTGTTGGCTGTTCGCCATCGAGCAAGCGAATCCTGAGCTTCTTTCCTGTCTTGCCCTGGGCAACCAGCAGGAACTCGCCTGCCAGATCGCCTGTTGAGACTTTCAGCGTGTCCGCAGGTCGCTGGCCGGTGAGATAGGCTAGATCCATCGCATCTCGAAGCTCCTGGCAGGCGTGAGCGTAGACCGCTTCCCAGACATCGTCGGAGGCGTAGTAGTCCCTGGCCTTCTCCTTGTTCCGTCGCACCCGGGCGCAGGGGTTTTCGCCATCGATGTAGCCCCATTCCCTCGCGAGCGTGAAGACATGCGAGAGTAGTGCTATCTCCCGGTTTCCACGAGTTTTCGCTGTCCTGGCATCGCGGTACTGGGCGACCACCTGAGGAGTAATTGCCGTGATCGGCGCGCTATCAAAGGCTTTCCGTAGTTGCCTCAGTTCGGCTTGATTGTCCGATTGAGTACGCGGCGCCTTCGTCGGGACGACCTCGCGCTCGTAGCGATCGAACAGTTCTTTCATGTAGCGCACGATCTTCGGCGTTGTCGTCCGTTCGAGGCGAGCCCATTCGGTGCGCGCCTCGTTCAGGTCGCTACCCAGCGGAATCTCCTTTCGATTTCCCTCCTCGTCTCGGCCGTTGTAGTAGTAGCCGATCCAGACTTTCCCCGATTTCAATTTTCGGACACGCTTCAACATGCGGGGCGGCATGTCTCGGTTCGTAGACTTCGGCCGCATATCAGGACACGTTCGACAGGTCGAGCGACCAGGCGGGGTCGGAAACTGTGGTTCTTGTGGGATGAACGCCTGCCAGACGCAACCGTGCATACACCCGCCCGACTATGGGACGGCCCGCTGCGTTGGTTTCATAGTTCCAATGGTGATTTTCGAGCCACTCAATCTGTTTGCTCACGATCTTTTTTCCAACTAATTCAGTGAGTTCGTCAGGGGATAGAAACTCGGAAAGGGACATTGCTGTTCCCTCATGAAATAGCGGCCCTTTCCGTTGGGCCGCGGGCATGGATGATTTCAGGTAGGATGCACCGGCTCACCGGTGACGGGACCAGCCTTGGCGGGCATGTGCCCCTGATCCGGTGGGCTTTCGCTGGGCGAAGGTCTGGCCGGAAACGGCTTTCCCGCCAGGATGCCCAGGGCGTCGGTGGCGCGCTGGACGATGTTGAGCGCCACCTGCAGCGCCGCCGCGTCATCTTGCATGCGCATGAGTGCGGTCATCTTGGGCCGGTGCTCGGCACATACTCTGTCGCGAAGCTGACCGGCGGCGCGGCGAACAGCGTCGGCCGTACCGTGGTGCTGGAGCACCAGGGCCATGACCAGTACCACGTCGACGCTGTGCATCTGCATCGTGGTTGTGCGAAGGAGCCAGCGGGGAAGTGCGATGCCTGGTTTCTGCTTCATCCGAAGCACCCCGTCTGCCAGGCCGCCAGCGTGCGAACGATCGGGAATATCTCCACCAGCCCCACCACGGCCAGGCCGAGGGCGGCGATGATGCCGAGGGCGGTCAGTGCTCTACGCATCGCGCGGCCCTCCCTGAGTCGCCGTTGCCCGGTCGAGACGTTCGATCTCGGCCAGCGCCAGGGCGCAGGCCTTGACCAGATCGCGGCGTGGGGTGGTCGGCTTCCACGAATCTTTGTCCCAAGGCCAGAACAGTGCAGCGCCATTTTGACGACCGTCCAGCCAGTCCGTGCCGATTCCGCCGGCGTGGAGCGCGTAGCAGCCGGCTGCCTGGGCCATCTGTCCATCGGCGTGCTCGTCGTCGTGCTCGGGCGTCCATCCCTCGGCGGTGATCTGCCGGCGGCGCTCTGCCTGCACGTCGAGCCATGCCTGTGGCACCTGCCCAGCCTGGGCGACCGGGTTGGCGTAGAGCTTCGTTCCGATGGGCAGGTTGCGAGTGATGATGTCGCTGGTGCCGTCGGAGCTGAACGTCTCGCCCGAGACTGCTGCCACCGGCTCCTGCCTCTCCATCTTCGCGACCCTGGCCAGGGCGGCGTCGCGCTCCGCCTTGAACTTCTCGCTGATACGGGAAACGTGATCGAGCAACAAATCCATTGCACGGTTCCAGCGCGCTTCGACGATGCGCTCGTGCTGGGCGACGGTCATCAGCGGCGTCTGGACCCTGGCGCACACCTCAAGCGCGATTCCGCAATCCTCGGCGGACAGGATGGTCCCGTCCTCGTAGCGGACGCCAACCACCTCCGGCCGCTCCGCCTGCTCTGGCTTGAGAACTTCAGCGGGTGCTTCGTTGAACGCTTCCGCATGCGGGGCGAGGTTGATCGGGTCGAGTTGCTCGCGAAACGCCTGGAGCTGCTCGATGCGCTCCGCCTCTTTCTCCGGAGTGGACTCGAACTCGTACAGCCGCTGGGCGGCTTCGACTACCAGCCGAGACGACACGCCGGCGCTGAAGCGGACGCCACCGACCTTGGCTGGCTGTTCCAGCTTGGGCCAGTGGTTGAATGCTCGGCGGGCGAGGGCAATGTCGCAGACCGCAGCCGGAACAGGCTGGCCGTCCTCGCCCTCGAGTTCGTTGGCCAGCCACTCTTCGAAGCTGGCTTCATACTGAGACTGGGAGGGTTGCGCCAGGGCGGCGCGGGCTTGCAACAACAGCGGATAGAGATGGCGCGCGACCCTGGCCCGAACGTGCGTTCGCTGAACCGGCGCTGGCGATGGAGGTGCTGCTCGAAACTGAAGCCAGTGCCGTGTAACGCCTTGAGCATGTCATGCAGTTCTTGCTTCGCTTCATTGGCGTGCTCCATAGCATCGCCGCTGTCAAACGGGCCGCCGACCAAGGCCCAGGCGCTGGCAAAGACTTGGGCCTGACTCATGATTGACTTGATGGTGATGGGGTTTTCTTCGGGCATGACGAGTCCTCGCCGCGATATAGTTAGGTCAAAATCAAGGAGGACCTATGGCGGATTCAATGTGGGGAGAAGTCTTCGCCGGCGCTGCCGGCGGGATACTGGTATTAGTTGTGCAGGGTGGGTGGGGCTGGCTCCGGGATATTGTTGACTCCAAGAGGATTTACCAATGGCTGAAGACTCAGCAGGACGGGGGAGGTGAGAGTTTCCGTAGTACCCGTGCGATTGCCAGCCATCTAAATCTGACCGAGGCCAGGACATACAAGCTTTGCGCCGAGAGTGCCAAGATATTCATGTCAACCGGCAAGAAAGAGGGTATGTGGAGTATCTCCAGTCGGAAGGAAAAAGGCTTTTTCAGCTGAAGGCCCGGTGTCGCGGCGGGAAAGCCCGCGCGCGGCCGAGTCACGGATGAACTGTTCGGTGCTCATGCGGAATGCTCCTTGATGATTTCGAATTCACCTGGGCGGATCCGGCGGAAGTGCTGGCCGGCGATCTGCCGCACTTTCTCCCGCCACCATGGGTTCGCGGTGGGACGGTTCCCCTCGATGCAGGCATAGAGCTGCTGGAGAGTGGCTCGGCCACCGCAGGCCTCGAGCGCAGCCCCAACCACGTCACGCCAGCAGGTGGCGCGGGAGCGGTTACCCAGCAGCAGGGCGCGCAGATCGCGGTGAACATCCGCCAGGGCGTGGGTCTCCGCGTACAGGAAGAAGCCTGCCAGCACGGTCCGGCGCGCCTTGGTGAACGTCGCCCACATGATCGGCTTCGTCAGGCCCTCGAACAGGTTCCGCGGTAGCAGCTCCTGCGCGATGGAAAAGCGGCGGTTCAGGTCCATCACCTTGCTGGCGGTTTGCAGGTAGTAGACCGGCAGCAGAAAGCCGATGCGGCCGCCGTACTCGAGCAGTTCGTAGCAGCGGGCCAGGAAGCCGTCGATCAGGTCCGCCTGGTAAGGCGGATTGCCGATCACCGCCGTTGGCCGGCGAGGCAGGCGAGCGGTCAGGAAGTCCCCAGCCAGCACCTCCCGGCCAGAGTTCTGCCGGGCGGCCTGCGCTTGGGCCGGGTCCAGTTCCACGCCGTAGGCATCGACTTCCGCAGGGATGGCCATCAAGAATCGACCGTCCCCACATGCCGGCTCAAGAACCGTGTCCTGGCAGGTGAGGGCGCCGAAGTGGCGCCTCACCAGCAACTCTGCCGCCCAGGTGGGGGTGAAGTACTGCGACAGTTCCGCGTTCACGCCGCCACCGCCTGACGCTGCCGCGCCCTCCATGGATCGTTGGCTCGCGCGATCGCTGCCATCGGCGGCGGGCTGACGCTGTTACCGCACATATGCACCTGTTCGGTTTTGCTGAACGGCTTGCCGTCAGCGCCGCGGTCGATGATGTAGTCGGCCGGAAATCCCTGGGCTCGGTACAGTTCGGGCGGTTGCAGCATCCGCAAGCAGATGTCGACTATCACGTATGGAGTGCCTTTTACGAACACGGTCACGAGAGCCAGGCGGTCCTTGGTGGTAACGGCCGTCACGGGGTGATCCAGTTCTGCCCATTGACCGCCGGTGCTGTGATAGCGCATCAGGAACGCAGCGACGCGCAGAGCGCCAGCCTCGTGTTCGGGCGACAGCTTGTACTCGATGAGGGCGTGATGCTCGGCGCCGGCGGTAAGAGTCGGAATCGGCTCGTCGAGGGGGCGACCTACACAGTTCCGCCGCAACGTGGCAAGGCTGGCCGTTACAAGGCGCTGCTGGCTGCCCGAGTTGGTTACCGTGCTCATCGGATCGTCCATGCTCCGGCCGAAGGTGGTGTTGAAACCGGAGTTGGCCTGTTCGATGAAGGCAGTGCAGACCCCCAAGGCATGTGCGGCGCCTGCTGGACGTTTGAAGTTGCCTCCGCTGGTGATCGTAGGCATTGGCTCGGTGATGTCCGCCCCGTCACTGTTGAACCGGAACTTGACCAGGTGTGCCGATGCAATGGCGGTGTCTGCCTTCGCTGTGATGGTGTACATCGGCTCGTCGCCCGGTCGCGGTTCAGTCTGCCTGGCGCGGCCACCGACGCCCACCATCAACGGGCTCGCTATCATCAGTTCGCCGCGGTTTGCTGCGGTCACAGTGGGCAGCGGCTCAGCGGGATCGTTGACTCGGTCTGCGCCTTGATGCGTTGCCGGGAGAAGCACCGCGCTAGACAGAGCGTGCTTCACGCCGCCTGCGACGACGGTGCCAAGCGGCTGATCGAGGCCTGGCGCTCGCGGTTGCTGCCCTTCGCGCTCACCGTAGCCGGTCTGCACCAGTGTTGGGCTGGCCACGGCGAAACTGCCCCCGCGAGGCCAGGAGGTGATGGTACGGAGCGGTTCGTGGGCCGACTGGGCCAGTTCGCCCGACCAGTTCGCGATTGGCACTATGAACGGCCGTGGGTTGTCGAGTACAAACTTCTTCACGCCCTTAGCCACCCGGCGCAGCGTGGCGTCGGCCAGGGCCTTCTTGCGGCCGAAGATACTCTTGCTGGGGTAAGACCAGTCGATGCAGTCGGCTGCGGTCTTCCACTTCTGCTGCCCTTTTTTCGGGTGCTTGGCGTGGGTCGGCTCAGGCCAGACGATAGGATGGCCATCGGACCGAGCTATCATGAATAAGCGCTCGCGGCTGGTTGGTGCCCCGAAGTCGCATGCCTTGATGACGCGCCATTCCACCTGGTAGCCCATCCCCTCCAACAGGTGAACGAACCGGCGCCAGGTTTGGCCGCGGCGTTTGGGGTCGGGAATCAGGAACTGTTGCTGGACTGGAACGTGTTCGCCTGGTGCCGCCACACTGCCATCGAGCTTGACCACTCGACCGGTGGACCTGTCCCTTTTCGCGATCAGGGGGCCCCACTGGAGGATCTGCTTCACGTTCTCCAGGCTGATGACCCAAGGTTTTTTCTTTCCGGCCCACTTCAGCCCAACCCACGAGAGGTTTCGAATCTCGCGTTTGCGAGGTTGGCCGCCGGCTGCTTGGCTGTGATGGGTACAGTCGGGGCTCATATGGAACCAGCCGACCGGGCGTCCCTGGCACTCGTCGTCAGGGTCACCGTCGAAGACGTCCGTCATGAAGTGCCGAGCATGGGGGTGATTGGCGGTGTGCATGGCAATTGCGGCAGAACTGTGGTTTTTTGCCGCGTTCACCGGGCGGCCCAGGCCCATTTCCAAGCCCGTACCGGCGCCACCTCCGCCGCAAAAGTAGTCTGCGACGATCGCGTCATCAGTGTCGTCCAGGGCCAGGCCGTACTGGGTTTTGAAGTCGAGCGGGGAGGGCTTCTTGAGGGAAGTCATGCAGTAGCTCCTTTAAACGAACAGCAGCGGCTGTACCGCGCCGTCGGCGAAGACTTTGTCGAGAGGGGTGGTAGCGATTGGCTCGTCGCCATCCCAGCCATCCGGCCAGGTGCCGGCGGCGATCAGCTCGCGGATGCGGGCCTCTTCCTCGGCGTTGATCAGGTCGATGCGAGGGCGACCGAGGTGGTCGGCTGCGGCGTTGCATTCGGCCTGGATGGCCAGTACGCGCTCCAGGCCCATCAAGCGGGACTCCAGCAGGATCGGGCCCATGCGCTGAGGGTTCGCGGCGATGGTGCCGTCCTTCAGCCGCTCGATGCCGGCCTTGCGCAGGCGGTGCTGGGGCTCGCGCAACTGGCGCCATAGCTCTTTCAGGCCGCGCAGCGGCGCCAGGTATGCCCAGTGCGGCATGGCCAGCACGGTTTCCAGCGCCTTCTCCTCGCTGGCCAGCGGACAGCCGGTGCAGCCGGTACGGGCGTTGATCTCTTCGGCTTCGTCGCCGCCGTAGGCGTCCGCGATCATCGCGGTGGACCAGTCGCCGAACTCGGCAAGTGGCGCCCAGTGCTTCAGCCACTCCCAGACGTGGCAGACGCGCCAGTGCAGGAGTGGGGCGAGGGTGGCGAGCCGTCCCTTGAGGCCCTTTGCCTCGGGTAGCACCTTCTGGTACCAGCCCTGCCCGCACTCAGCGCCGTCCTTACCGCAGGACATCTCGATCCGCTTGTCGCGGATGGCGCTTTCGCCCTGGCGCACGCCAGTGATCATCAGCACGTTCCCGTCGAGCGCGGCCAGGCGCTGCTCGAGGGCGGCCTGCATCGGGTCGATCTTGATCTGGCGGGTGCACCAGCGCAGCGTGTTGTTGTTCGGCGGGGGCACGCCGCGGCCCAGGATGTAGACCATGAAGCGCTTGTCGAGCGGTGCGCATACCACCTCGACGTGGATGCCGCGGTCCCGCAACTCGTCCATGATCTGGTGCGCCGCGATGGCCAGCGGCGGCAGTTCCTGGCGCGTGTCCGCGTAGAACACGGTCAGCGTCTTCGGCGCCTTGACCCGGCCGGTGTCGATCAACCAGATCAGCAGCGTCAGCGTGGTGGTGCTGTCCTTGCCGCCAGACCAGGCCACAGCCCAGTGCTCATGGTCGGCGCCGTAGGCCTGCATGCTCTGGATGGTCAGTTCGATGCTCTCGGTCATCTGCAGGCGCTGGGCGCCGGCGGCGAAGATGTCGCTTTGGCGGCTCATGGGATGGATCCCTCCTATTGAGTTGCGAGCGCAGGGAAGCGCTGCGCTATGCGTGATGGCGCAGTGATGTCGTTGGGGCTAGAGTTGGGTGGCCCGGCATGGGGCCGGATCAAGGAGGTATGGATGGGCAGGCTTGTTCCAGAGCGGATGATTCACTTCACGCTCTGGGCCATGTGGTGGCTGATTATTGGTTCGGCCGGAATGTGGGTTTTAGTGGGATCAGTCGCGTTTTGGGTGAAAGAAGGTTGGTTACCTCCCGACTCCGCAGGTTGGGCTCAGGCTATTGGTGCATTCGTTGCGGTAGTTGTTGCCTTAGCCCTTCCTTACTATCAGAACAGAAGACAGAACAATGATCGGAGAGAAGACGAACTGCGTAAGAGGTTGGAGGCGATAAATGCAGTTTATGCTTTGATGGATCATGTTCGTGAATTATTTATTCGTCTATCTAAAACTAGAAGTTATGATGTGGGTTATTTAGAGGCTGTGCGTGATGGAGTTAAGGACTCACTTGGTCATGAACTAGTTCAGGCAGCCGCTATGATTCGGGAAGTGCCGATAATTTCAATGTCAAACGAGATGGTTTACTTCGTTGTTCACCTAAGAGAGGTGGCAACCTATGGCGAGTATGCAGGAAAAGTTTTAGAAAATTTGCTTATCCGAGATTCCGAGCTGCCAGTGCTGCGCGGAAGGGGCTTGGCTAATGCAGTGTTGATTAAAAGGTGGATGGACGAACTTGATAAGTTAAGTGGCAATATTAGAAATGGAATTAGTTAGATGTTTTCAATTAAATCTATGAACTATGCCGCCCGTTGCTAGCTCCAAGCGCCAATCTTATCAAACACGCGGGCCGTCCGGTCTTCATCGAGTGAGAATGGCAATCCTGCCGGAGCCGAATGGGTGGTTGAAGGGCTTCGTCAGTACTCGGTGAACAGGCACTGGACGCCGCCCTGCCTGACAGGGCGGCCCACGAGGCATGGTTGAATCGCCCACAGGGCGGCGTCCGGTGCGTGCTTTCTGGGAGAGAAAGCGCCCCGGGTGGGGCGCTGTATCGAGGGTCAGGCCGCAGCCTGTTGCTGCTGGTCGGCGAGTTGCCCGGCGTCGATCCAGACCGCCTGTAGCCAGGCCGGCGTCTTCGCCATCGGTTCCTTGAGCGTGCCGGCGACGATCACTGAGTCGATTTCCTTGTCCATGGTCACGGCACGCAGCAGTGTCAGGGCCTGGCTACGACTCGGCAGGTCCAACACATCGAGGCGATCCAGCAACGCCAGGCGCAGGCTGGAGATCGTCGCGATGGCCAGGGCCAGCGTCGCGTCGCACCGCCAGCGCTCCGATTCGGACAGCAGGCCGTACAGTCGACCGCCGAACGTGACGTCGATGTCGGCGCTGATCTGCACGGGCGACCAGCCGGCGGTGCCGGACAGGCGCTGCAGCAGCTCGTTCACCGGTCCGATCGCGTCGGCCAGGATCTCAGCCGGGATTCCGGTCGGCGACAGCGCGTCGGCCATGCCGGTCCACGCCACCACATCCCGGTGCGCGGCCTGCGCTTTCGCGACCGAGGCCTCACGCTGGGCAGCCGCTTCCATGGCTTCCTGAAGGGCCACCAGCTTCGCGCGGCTCGCGTCGCGGGCCTGCCGCAGTTCGTTGATAGCCTGCTCGCCGTTGGCGATCGCTTCGGCGCTGGGCGCGTCGGCGGACTCGGTTTCCAGGGCCTTGATCTGCTCGGCGGCGGCCAGGCACTCGTCCAGGTCCCGCTGGCTGTTCGCCACGGCGCGCTGAGCACTGGCCAGATACTCGCGGTATTCCGGCAGACGCTTGGCTGCCTCGGCGTCAGCGATCTTCTCAGGCGGCTGATGCACCACCAGAGCACCGGCCTGCAGGTCGACCGCGCCCTGACAGTGGGGGCAGGTCAGCGGCTGGTGCGGCACGCTGCCGGACGAGGCCAGCTCGGCGGCCATGACCTTCTCGGACCACTCGTCCTGGTTCTGCTCGTCCGTGCTCAGCTTGTTGCGGCGGCGCGGCTCCAGGTCTACCAGCTCGCGCAGATTGGCGATGCGCTGGGCGCGGCCGTCGGCGGCCTGGCGGGCCTGCTTGCTGGCGCCCAAGGTCTGCTGGGCTTCAGCCAGATCGTCCTCGAGCGCCTGCAGGGCGTTACGGGCTTCCTCGACCTGGTCGTTGGTCACCGCGGTGGCCACCAGCTCCGGCGCCCAGTCAATGGCCTTCTCGCTGCCGTAGTTCTCGCCGGTGATTGCCTTCCAGGCGCCGCGCGCTTCGCTGGCGTAGTCCTTTGCCTGGCCGACCATGGCGGAGAACCCGGAACGGAGCAGGGGCTTCACCTTCTCGAACAGCGCCAGGTCGATGCCCTTGGCCTTCAGGCGCTTGCCGACCTCGGCCGGGCTGGCGCTGGCGCCGGTCAGGTCGAACAGCACCCGGCGGCGATCTTTGGCGTCCAGAGCGGCGAAGCGGCTGGCGTCGATCACGAACGGCAGGAACGGCGAGTCGGCGAGCGGGGAGCCTTTGCCGCTGGGCAGCGCGACCCCGCAGGCCTGCACCTCGCCGGCATCGTCCAGCCACTCGACGTGCGCCTCGCCCTTCTTGGCGCCCTCGGTTACCAGCTTGTCCATCTCCTTCTTCAGTGAGACGCGGCGCGGCTGGCCGTTGAAGGCCATGGCGATGGCGTCCAGCAGCGAACTCTTGCCGGCGCCGTTGTGTCCGGCCACCAGGAGCACCGGCGCAGAAACATCAAGGGCCGCATGACGCAGCCCTTGGAAGTTGGTGATTTCGAGTTTCGTGATGCGCATGGCTCACTCCAGGTCGAGGGCGATATCCCCCGGCTTCTTGACGACGCGGTAAGTGTTCAACTCGCGGGACTCCTCGTTTTCCTGCTCGAGCACGATGACTCCCTGGTCCAGCAGTTGGAGAACGACGCGCTCGGCTTCCTCGGTGGTGAGAGCGAAGCGCGATTGCAGCCAGGCCGCGTCGAACACGTCCTTCTTGGTGGCGACGCCGATGGCGATCTCGCCCAGGGTGTGGCCGGCGAAGCGCTCGACGGTGAGTTGCGGCAGTTCTTGGAACTCGGCATCTACGACATCATCGTCGGGCTGCTGCTCGCCGCCCCAGGCGCCGTCTTCCATGTCGCCGTCGCCGCCATTCAGGTCCAGCGGGTTCTGGTCCGGATCCGCCTTCACGTCCTTCATGCCGTCGAGGAACTCAGCGGCGCCGCCGATGACCAACAAGCAGTCCTGGTGCACAGCGCCAAAGAGTTGCTCCTGGTTCGGACTGCTGGGGCTCACGGTGAATACCGCTTTTACCTTGTCCTTTGCGGTGAAGGATTCGAGCTTGCCGTAGACCGTGTCGCGGTCGCCGCCGGCAATGGTGTGGACCGCGATGGTGGCGGCATTCCGTACCTGGCGCTCCAGGCGGTCGATGATGTCCTGCTGCTTGGCCTCGGGAAGCTTCTGCCAGCAGTCCGGCATGATCCGGATTTCCTGGATCAGTCCCTGCAGCAAGCTCTTGCCGAGCGTGTCGGCGGTCATGTTCATGAAGTGCGGGTTGTTGCTCATCGGGAATGGGTCCTATTCGTTGGCGATCCGTTCCAACTGCTCGAGTTGGGCGTCGCTGAGGTAGGTGTGGGCGCCGTAGCGCTGGAAGTTGCTGCGGAGGTCGGCCAGGAACTGCTCGTCCCAGTCCGTAGCGGCGTTGAGCTCGGCCGCGCCGAGTAGCGCGGCGAACTCCCCGACTTGGCCGTACCGCTCAAGGACAGTGAGGCTGGGCATGGCCGGTTACTCGAGATTGAGCCCGTCGTCACCGGTGTCGCCGGTGTCCGACTGCTGGCTCGGGGCGGGTTCGGTGATTTCGCCCGTCTCGGTGTTCACGCCGTCCGGGACCTGGTCCTGAGACTGGTCGTCAACAACGCTGTATTCGCCGGTGAGGATGGACGCGTTGTCCTGGTCCAATCCAGCGTCGGCGCGTTCGTCCAGGGTGACTGCGGTCTGCAGCTCGATGCTGACCGGCAGGTACTTGAACAGCCGGCGGATGACGGTCTTCTTGGCCATCTCTTCGTAGTGGGTGACCCAAGGCCCGTTTCCGGATGCCTTGCTGGTGGCGCGTACTTTGTCGACGTCGGCCTTGCTCATGACCTCGAATTGCACGCCGCCGTCCTTCAGCTTGGCGACCGCGTAGACGTGGGTCATGACGCCGCGTTCACCTTCTCCCGGAACGTGCTGGACGTCCTCGTCGAGGCCGTAGCGATAGCTGAACTGGTCGTTCTGGTGCACGGTGCGCGCGGTGAGCGAAACGATCTGGCCGGAGCGCCGGGCAAGGTCAATCATCCCGCGGTAGCCGATGATCAACTGGACGTTCGACAGGCCATCTTTCGCCTTGCCGTTGCCGAACGGCAGCAGGTAGGCATGGCCGAGAGCGTTACCCGGTTCCAGGCCGAGCTGCGCGCATTGCATCACGGCGCCGAGGAAACTCTCCTGATTGCATTTCGCCAGGGCCGGTACTTTGCGGATCTCGGTCAGCGCGATGCGCGCGAGTCGGTCGGCGGTCATGTGCTTCGGAAGCGCCAGGGCCATCTGGGCTTTGATCTTCGGGTCAGTCATCAGGTGGGCCAGCGTTTTCGGCTGGCCATTGTTGGCGACATTGCCGGTCGCGGCGGCTTTCAGGGCGGTTGCGGACATGCTGGGCTCCGGTTACTTGAGGCGGAAAACGCGGGATTCGCTGGTCTTCTTGAACTGCTCGAACAGCGCGGGGTGAGCTTCCTTGAAGGCGGATTGGTCGAAGCGGTTGGTGGTCTGGGACTTCCACGTCAGTACCGACTTGCCGTTGACCGTGAGTTGGGCGTGGTCCTGCATGAAGAGCTTGATGCGCTCCTCTGCGGACTCGATCTCGTACTCCAGGCCCTTGGCCTTGGCTTTCAGTTCGCGCAGGCGGTTGAACACCTCCACGACCTTGCCATCGGCCTCGATGCTGGTTCCGGCGTCACGCTCGAACAGCCGGAGGATGTCGCTGACAGCGGTTGCTTCGGGCGGATCCAGGCGCTGGATGCGTCCCCAGAACTCGACCTCCTTCTCGCGAATCGCCGCGATGGTTTCGTCGTCCCGCTCGACGCGGTACACGCGGAAGTCGTCGCCGCCGATCAGCACGCCGAAGATGCAGACCTGGCGGCCGGTGACCATCAGGCCGTGCATGGCCTGGGCGGTGTAGTGGACTGGAATGGCATCGGTCTGAACCTCACCCCAGTCCTTTGCCTTGAATGGGCTGACCGTCTTGATCTCGATGTTTTCGCCGCTGGCGGCCTCGGCGTCGATCTCGGCGGCCATGAAGTCGTGCTGCTGGTCGCGGTAGCGGTTTCCGCGACCGATGATCTTCAGGCCGGTCTCTTCGGCCAGCAGGTCGATGACGTAGGGCTCCATCCGCTGGCCACGGGTGAAAATCTTCTGCTTCGCCGGGTCGACGGGACCGGTGCGCGGCTGGATCTTATCCAGGTACACGTCCAACGGAGTGCGCCAGGGGCTGATGCCGAGGATGCCGGCGACATCGCTGCCGCCGAGGTACTTGGTGCGGTCGAGCGCGCCGACCGATGCGAGAGCTGCAGTCATGGGGCTGGTCTCATTTCAGGGTGAGGGTGGTTGTCGCGTGAAGGCGGGAGCTACGCCGGAAGCGCAGAACGCAGAGGTCGCCGCATATGTCGGCGAAGAACGGGTTGTTGTAGCCGTGACGGTTGGCCAACTCGACGGCCTGGCGGATGCTCTTTCCGGCAAACTCTTCGATATCGTCGAGCTGGTCGTCGATGATCGAGCGAACGGGGCGGGTGGTCATGTGTTCGTGCTCCTGAGTTCTGCCCAGCGCGAATCCGCCGCGGCGTCGAGCCGGCGGCGCATGTCGTCGTAGAGGCGGGTGTCGATGAAGTCCACTGCGTAGGCCAGTTCGATCTGGCCGTGGAGGAAGCTCTGTTCGGGGCGCGGGAAGTGGGACCGGCGCATGGCCGTGATGCCTTCCTCAATCATCCGAACCGCGCGTTCATTGCTGAAGGCCATCGTCGTCCTCCTGCTCGTCCTCGGGCTCTGGTTCCGGGTCCGGCTGGTCCCAGAGCGGGTCGACGGCACGGTCGTAAGCGAGTTGCGCGTTGCTGAAAGCCGCGCGGTTGCGGCGGTCGCGGTATGTCCACATCGGGATGCTCTCCGTGGTTCACCTGCATTCGGCAGCACCCAGGCACACGGCAGTCGTGCCCGGTGGGGCGCCGTGGTGGGTGCTCTCGAATGGAGGTTGAAAAAAGCCCGGCCGGAGCCGGGCGAAGAGGGGGAACGCTGCGCCCTGGCCGCGCCAGGAGCAGGAAAGAGAAGGGCGCCGCCAAGCGCCCTGTCTCCACTTACATGCACCGCCCTATGTGAAAGCGGTTGGGTACAGGCTCGACCGCATGTTGGCGATCTGCCGTTGGGGCTGGGCTACATGGTGAGGTCCTCCGTTGTGCGCGCCGTTGGACCGGCGGGCGCTCGCCGTGGGTTAAACGCCCGGCAATGGGCCAGGCGCCGAAGTCAGGAGATAGCGGTGCAGGCCCGCAACGCCACCGGCGCCGACTGGCCTTCGATCCAGATAACCGCCGCCCCGCCAAGCGACACGCTGGCCCGGCCGACGGTGCGGGTACGCTGCGGTTCGGCCCCTCGGTACGGGCGGTACTCGATCAGCGCTGGCGCCGGGTGCTCTCGGTTCCAGGCTTCGACCAGCTCCGCCGGCGGCACCGGTCGGACGTTGCCGATCTGCTGGTAGATCTCGGAGCGGTGGATGGCGACGTCGTCCGGCGCGGTGATGCCGAGGCGCACCTGGTCGCCTTGGCTGCCGAGGACCGTGACGGTGATGTTGTCGCCGATATGCAGGGTTTCGCCGGGGCGGCGGGTCAAGATCAACATGGCGTAACTCCGTTCGAGGGATTTCGAGAGCAACCGATCTATCTCGGTTCGCAGTGGTAGAGGGCGGTCGCCCGCATTGGTAACTGCAAGCGGGAGGGAGAAAGGGATTTATTTCAAATGAGAATTATGCTGCTGGTTTTTTGTTCTATGGGTAGTCTTGAATATGACTACACTGAATGCCTGAGTTGGTGCGTATATATAGTTGCGAACACAACAGGGAGGTTGTCGATATGGCGATTAGCTTCGAGCCGCTCGATGTTGATGGTGTTGATTTTCGTGGGGTTGATGTTGTCGCTTATAAAGCAAGAAAAGGTCGTGGAAGGTCGGGGGATATTGGTTTGGGAAAATGCTTTGGCGCAATAAGGTTGCTTGACAATAACAATGCTCGAATTGGAAAAGACCATAAGGCTTCAAGCACCCCTGCTGGATCAGCGGGGCTCCACAGCGAGCGGGTTGCCTTGGAGCGGTGCGTTAGGGCCAACTGGGAGCCTCCGCTTACCAACATAATGATACTTGGCATGCAGAATTCTCCCGGCCCTATCGGAAAAGAACTCTATGCACGGGGAGTCCGAACAATTATATGCTTTACGGAGCTCCCACCTTGTCCAGCCTGTTTGACGTGGTGGAAGGCGCTTGATAGTAAGTTTCACCCTGGTTCTATCAGATTGCAGTACTTCGGTTGGTTCGAAGACTACTATGGAGGCAAGACGCCAGAGGAAAGGATGGTCGATGACTCTGACGGAAATAATAGAAATGAGCATGCGATAGAGGCTTTCAAGTCCTATCGAGATTCGTTCGAGGCCCCTACCAGATAGTCCCAAATCAAGCATTGGCAAAACAGAATTTGGGGGCGAACCCGCTTTCAGCGTGGTCCCACTGCTCGTCTTTGTCGCTGGGGAAGTTGCTGCACGCCACGTTCAGGCCGGCTCGCAGTGGGATAAGGCAACGCAACCGGACACGCCCGCGAGCCAGACGACAGCGGTGTGTCCGCCGAGGATCTGGGCTTCAGTAGTGGTACGGGTGCGCTTCGGCGCCGCGCCGCGATGGAATCGGTAGTCGACCTCGGTGCCGACGGGGTATGCGGAATTCCAGGCAGCAACGGTTGCCGCCGGGTTGGCGTGCTTCTTCATGGGAGTGTCTCCAGAGGAGGGAAGGATGGGGTGGTCTTTCCGGCTTGCGAGGGCTGCAGCGCTGGGGCATCGGGTCTGATTGGCGCTACTATGCGTTCAGGCAGAAAATAGGAGTTCTCACGTGGATTTGAAGCTCATTCAGGAGCGCATCAGGCAGTTCAGGGACGAACGTGACTGGATGCAGTTCCACAATCCGAAGAATCTGGCTATATCCATCAGTCTCGAGGCCAGTGAACTCCTCGAGCACTTCCAGTGGAAGACCATGGAAGAGAGTGAAGCCTATGTCGTGCAGGCCAAGGAAGAGATCGCCGATGAGGTCGCGGATGTGGCGGCCTACCTGATCGAGCTTGCGGACAATCTGGGTATCGATCTCCAGGAGGCGATCCTCAACAAGCTGGCCAAGAATGAGGCTAAGTACCCTGCGCACAAGGCCAGGGGGAATGCGAAGAAATACACCGAACTGTAAGGGACGACATGCAACTCGTATTACAGCCATGCTCCAGCAACGACGCTTACGATCATTACCTCAATACCATCGACAGGCTGGTGGAAACCAGCCGGATCCTTCCGTATCTGGATGAGGATGATCGGGCAGACTTCAAGCGTACCTTTCCCGAAGCTGTCGCCGTCTGGGGCGTCACTCAGGGCAAGAAGGCGGTCAACGAGAAGAAATGGCACCAGATGGATGTCGGCGATGTCGCGCTGTTCTATCGGAAAAAAGAGTTCTTCCGCCGAGGGACGATTGCGTACAAGAAGCGCCTGCCCGAACTGGCCAGACAGCTTTGGGAAACTCCCCCAGGGGAGCAGCCTTGGGAGTTCGTCTATTTTCTCACCGACCTGGAGCCCATCCAGATCAGTATCCTCGACTACAACCAGGTCGCGGGCTACAACCCGGCCAACATCGTGCAGAGTTTCACGGTCCACTATCCAGAGTTGAGCGCGAGGATCATCGAGGAGCTTGGACTGGAGTCCAGCACGGGAAGCGTGCTCACCTCGGTCCGTGATGTCGAGGCAGCGAAGGAGGCGTTCAAGCATCTCGGCGATGAACTCGATGTGCCCGCGGCGGTCAAGCGCCGGAAAGAGCAGGCGTTGTTGCGAACCATCCTGCTCAGCAATAAGGCTTCGGAATGCTGTGCGTTGTGTGGCCGGGACCTGCCGGTGGATCTGCTGGTAATCGGGCACATTCGCAAGCGTCACTCGTGCCCACCGGAGATGAAGAAAGACCTCGCCAACGTCATGCCGGTCTGCCTCCTGGGTTGTGATCGCCTATTCGAAAACGGCTACGTATTCATAGACAGTACCGGTACGATCCAGCAGGGGCCGGCGCTGAAAATCGTTCCGTCGATTCAGGGTGTTGTATCCAGCCTCGTTGGCAGGAAGTGCCTCGCCTGGAAAGAGGATGCCGTTCCTTACTTCGAGTGGCACCGAAACCACCACCATAACTACTCGTAATGGTCAGGGAGACATACCGTGGCAAAAGGAGCTGCGCGCGAGTTTCGTGGGTCTGAAAGTCTTTTTGCGGAACAGATCTCCAGAGATGCGATTGCCCCGTTTTTAAGCTCGCGTGGCTTTGTCGTGAGCGAGGACCAGCGCATCCAGACCGGCACCGCAGTTCAGCAGTTGGTGTCCGCTATCTCTCCTGATGGTGAACGCCTCAGAATGAGAGTTCGCTTGTGCTGGCGGCGGGAGGGGCGAAATGCCAATGAGCGCCTGTTCTCCGCAGCACAACTCCAGGCCCGTCTGCGGCCAGGTGGCTGGGATGCAACCCTGGCATACATCGTTGACCGAGATCGGCAGCATGGAATCACCCATAACCTCATAGTCCAGCGTGATGGCAGCTTCATCGTCTATGCCGCACTGGTACCGGTCGAAGCTATTACTCCTATTTGGAAACGCCAAAGCGAGGTCAGCGATGAGTTGCTCCGAGCTGGCCAGTTGGGTCGGTTGAAAAAGAACCACGCACGGAATGGCTCGAGTCCGACAGTCTGGTTGCAGGATGATAGACGTCCTGCTGCTCATAACGTGGCAGATGTTCTATGGACGTGGCCTGGAGTGCTTGACCTGGTAGGGTTGCCGGCGCTGATCGAAGGTGTTGATGATACTTTTGATGATTGTCCGGTCTCCGGCATCTGGATGTACGGACGAGATGAAGGGACACGGGTCTCCATTATTCGTTCTGCGATACGACGAGATCCAAAGGTCCGTCGAGAGGTGCACGATCGGGCGAATGGGTGCTGTGAGCGACAGAGCTGCAGAGCCAGGCGGGACTTCTCAAGCTTTCTGGATATTCACCACATTCTGGGCGTGGATAACAGCGACAGGCCTTGGACTTGCGTCGCCTTGTGTCCCAACTGTCATCGCGAAGCTCATTACGCTCCAAACGCGGACGAGTTGAACCAGGAACTGCTTGAGTACGCATCCCAGTTCAAGTGAAATTTTGAAGACGTCCATTACTGGCACCTGAGAGATGCCCGCCCTGCGGCGGGCTTTTGGTTCAGGCGGCCTTGACCTTGCTGGCTCGAGCTTTCAGCTCCTTACCGGCGATCTCGACCACCAAATACTCACCGCCACCGCGGCGGTGCCCCAGGTTCTCGATTCGCAGGAATTTACCGCTCTTCTCCTCGCCCCGCGGGTTGGTCAGGATCACGGACTGGCCTTTCTTGAAACTCATAGATGTTTCCTTCTGCTGTGGTTTCCCGGATGCCCCTCCGGGAAGGGCATCGAGGAAATCGGTGTTGCTGGCCGGCGTTACGCGCCACGTCCGGCTGGGCGGCTACTTTCTCGGGGGACCTGAGGTCCCGACAGCCAGTCGCGGCTCTTCGCCCACTGGCTCTCCCTTGATCTAGGGCCATCTACGCTGCTGGCCACGGGGCGAGGCTCCCCCTGAACCCGTTCTGTCTGTCGGCAAGGCCTTGGCTCGCTGCGGCCTGGCCAGCGGTGTGTTGCTGGCGTTAAGTGAAAAGTAAGCTAATGCCTAATTATTGTAAATAGCCAATGCCTAATTTTTAAGTTTGCGCACTAACTATCTGTAGGTGAGCGAAGCGGGCTTGCAGATTTTTGAGTCAGAAAATACTGTATGAATAAACAGTAACTGGAGGATGGCTGTGCAGAAGAGCACCCAAGGAAAAGGACAGGTCTCGCCAGTGGAGAAGGTGCGTCTCCGGGTATCAGCGATGATCAGTAGCCCGCAGGCTCAGGCGGAGCGCAGGGCGTCAATCTGGAAGGCGCAGGGGGATTCGGAAGAGGCCTGGCAGCATGTGCTGGGGGAGTTGGCCGAAACCGATGGACTCGAGATGTCGCTGGGGGAGGATGGAGTGGTTACGCTCACCTGGGAGGCGGGAGACGAGGAGGGCGTTGAAGTGGTCGATGGGATTGAACTGGTGCAGGAGCTGGACATGGTGGTTCAGCGTCTACATGAGGAGAGGATCTAGCGGAAGGAGAGCCCGCGCGTAGCGGGCTCCGAATCGCTATCGGTCGTGGGTACGACTGAGAGCGCTGTGCGCTGACGAGACCAAATCATCTATATAGAGCCCGGCTACAACGATGCGGCCAAGTCGTTTCTTGATAGTCATCAATCTGCGCGTCTTGGCAATGTCGTCGCATGAATGGAGAGGATGAGTACGCGGCATCGCATCAAGCAGGAGATTTGCTCGGGCGACGGTGGTGCGAATGTGATTGCGAGTCATGATGGCCTCCTCGGCCTGCAGGTTGAGGCCTAGATCATGCTGTCACGACTGTAGGGGGAGTGAAGGGAAAGGCCGCGCTGGAGTCGAGGGGCGGCCTATGCCGGACTGCTGTCTTCCCAGGCCGGCGGAAGCAATCTAACAAAGGCGGGCAGGAGCGGAAAAGCCCCGCAGGTGCGGGGCTTAGGCTCTAGTCTCGTCCAGGCAATTTTATCTGCGTGTACATATTAGCAATGGCCGTCGCTTCTTCTGTGCCTCCTCGCAAGACCTTGGCCTTGGTAAGGATGTACTTGGGGAACTTCGTAGGGAGGTATTCCTCCCGGAACCAGTTTCTGAACGTGGGGAGGGCTGCGTCAGGATATGCAAACGGCTTTTGAGGGTTGCTAGCAGCTTGCGGGTAGTAGCTGGGGAAGTTGTGTTCGTATTCAATCCTGGCGCCGAACCTCACTCCTAGATCATTTTCTCTCCAGTACTTACCCCAGGCGAGGCCAACGCTGATGTCTGGGATCGTCTTGTCGTTCACCGGGAGATCAGCATTGATCAGGTCAACCGCCAAGCCATTGATTTCAGAGAAAATCGTGAAATGACCGATAGGAGCGCTGTTGTTGAGAATGGATACCCGATCATTGTGATACTTCCATTTGTCCGCCGGCGTATAGCCAAGGGAGTCATAGATAAACCGTTGCAGGCCATAGGTGGCAAAATGCCTGTAGTTATCGCTAGCTTGCTGGTTTGGAGACCGGGTCTCGAACGCGTAATACTCTAATATCGCCATACATACTATATCTGGATATGAATAGTGTGGCGTTCCATCTTTAATAGTTTCTATATAGAGTTTTCGCTCGGTATATCCGCGCTCGAAAAGCATCTGCTTAATGGTTGAGATACGGTCCTTTCCGAGAACGTCGTCCTCGTAATGATCTTCCCATTCCTGCGTAATTGTCTGCAGCACGCTGCGCGCTATACCAACCACCAGTGCCAGGCCGCGTTGAGTAAGAAATGGGACGCCGTTTTCTAGGACCCCCATCTCAATTCCGTTTACGTCACGCTGAACCTCAACGCCGAGATCAAGAGGCATCTGCCCATGCCCGGCCTGCAAATCTGTTCTTTTCATATGCAATCCTTTGATTTTAAAAAAGAAATAGGCGGCCTGTTAGGGCGTATCACTGCCTCATGATCCTCCGGTACTCCTGCTGCGCGCTCCAACCCCCCCCGGCAGATGATCTTGCCTATGATGCGGTGCTGGTGAGCCTGTAACCCATATATGATGACGCTACGCTTCATCTAGATCAGGTTGAACATCGAGGCTTGCCAGTGCTTCTCGCTGATGATTGCGATGGGATGGCCTTCCTCGCGCAGCTCGACAGCTCGCTTGATCTTGGTTCCATACGTACTGTGTAGCCACTGCTCGTTGCCTATCTCGCCGACGACCAGGTAGTGCACCTTTTTGCTGATGCCTGAGGCTATTCCCCCGCCGCGGTTGACGACGATCTCTTCGCAATGCTTTCTGGGGCCGTAGACCATGACGCCAGTGAAAACGTAGAGATGGCCCGACCACTCAAGCTTGGGAGCTGGATTGTTGAGCGGAAGAGCATTCGATGGAGTAAAGGCATTGTCGCTTGGTTTCGGCTTGGAAGCAGAGAGGCCACCAAACCCTCTAAGAATCTCAAGCAGTTCGGCAGACTCATCAGCGTCTAACACGCCATCGGACAGCATGTCTGAGAGCCTCCGGTAGAGGAGGTTGGTCACTGGATCGTCAAGATGGATCAAGTTCGTAGCGATCCAATCCTGTAGGAACTCGGCCTCATGCTGATTGATATGCCCATCAGCAGTGATCCCAGCGGCCAGTCCTGAGAGCGCATCGACAGACCTTCGGTCTATGCGCTTCTCGTGGAAAATCCGACTTTTCCCAAATTCAGCGTGCAAGTCGACCATTGCTTCTCTCCTTGAACGTCAGGTGTCCATCACAACCTTTTCGCATTCCACACCAGCAGCACCTGGCATGTATGCTGGTCTTGGCCATGCTCGTCGCTTTACAAATCCCCACTCCGCCAGATTACCTTGCCTGTCAAAGCTTTCTGAAATTCCAGGCGCCCAGCACCTTGGCTTGGAAATGGACGTCTTCCATGCGTGCCTTCTGCGGCTCGAAGGACTTGTTGTCCGACACCAGCAGGTAGTGCTCGGCATCGTGGATCTGCACCCGCTTCACGAACAGGTGCTGCAGCCAGGTGAAGACGTAGACGCCTTCCTCGACGAAGTCGGTGATGCCCACGTCGACGAGGATCGGGGACTTGTCCTCGATGGTGCCCAGCATGCTCTGGCCCCATCCGGTGATGATCTTGAGGTTGGTCGCATCGGTGTACTTCAGGCCGAGGTCATCCAACTGGACCTTGTCCACCACCAGATTCCTGACGAACTCGCGGTACTCGGCCGGTACCTGGCCGCCACCCATGGCAGCGCGCACGTCGTACTGGGCGATCGAAATCGTATTTCCTTTCACCAGAGTGGTGCGGTTGAAGTCAGCGTGAATCACGTTCGATGTCGTCGATTGATCGCCATCGAGAGACTCGGCTACTGCCTGCGCGATTTTCTCCTTAGCTTCGCCGCTCAGCCCTTTACCGTGGCGCTGGAGCATCTCCATCACCTTTTCCGCGGCCGATGAGCCAGGGCGCTGAGGCGAACTACCTGGCGCAATAAGCTCCGCCTCCTTTTCGCTCAACCCCCAGTGTTCTGCGCCAACAACTCCTGAGAAGAACGATATCAACTCGATCAGTTTCGCTTTATCGATCCTGCCGGTGTTGATCCATCCCTGGACAGAAGGGGGCTTCACGCCGAACTGCTCTGCGAGAGCCTTTTTCGACATGTTTTTGGCGAGTCTGGCGGCCTCGATAGCGGCGCCGAGTTGAGGTCCGGTAAGCATTGCCTAATTTAACGTCAGTTGTGGTGTGGTTAGGCAATGACTTGCCCTGTGATTAGCTAATGCCTTATTCTTTTTCTCCAATATTCCCCGGAGAAGAGACATGACTCCAGCAGAAGCAGTGCGCCAGGCCGCCGAGATGTTGGGCAGTAGGGCCGAGTTGGCGCGAAAGCTCAATGTGAGAGCACCCACCGTAAGTCAATGGTGTTCAGGCGTTCGACCAATCCCGGCGAAGCGCGCAGTTGAGATTGAGGCGCTCACCGCAGGTCGGGTCCTTCGAAGTGAACTTTGCCCGTCGTTCCCATGGGGTGCGGCTGCCTGAGCACACCTTACTGGCCAGGAGTCGCCACGTCATGCGAAGCGAATCGCACACCCTGATTTCCACGCTGCTCGGCGTGGTGAACCAATGGCGCCGCCGAGAGGGGTGGAGCCGAGAGACAGTAGTCCAGCACATCGTGGAGGCGCACGAGCGCATCCAGGGAGCGCTGGTCACCGGCATCATCTTCGACCCGCCAACACGCGATACAACCGAGCGGATGAAGGTCAACGCCGACCGCGTGTTCCGCTGGCTCGACGACGGAACCAAGGACACCAACCTGGTGCCGGCGAATTTCGTTCCCAGCATCCTCGCGGCGCTGCCGACTGACCTGAAGGTCCAGGCCCTGGGCGACATCCTGACGCCGCTGGGCGTGTCGGTGCGCTTGATCGGCGGCGATGCCGGCCAGTGGCCGGAGGTGCTCTGCATGCTCCGGACACTCATCAAGGAGAACGGTGAGGCGCAGCAGGCTGTTGCCAACCTCGTCGACGGCGCTGATGACCAGGAACTGCAGGAGGCCCACCGGGAGCTCTCCGAATCCAGGGCGGCGACAGATGAGGCGCTGCGGATGATCGACCAGATGCGCCGGCCGCGCCTTGTTCAGGGGTAGCCGTGCCGTCCTTCCAGATCAACGACGAGGAGCGGGAGGCGCTCCGCGGCCTACCCATGTTTGCCCGCGAGATCTACGTGTTCGCCCTGCGCCCGTTCATGGACTTCGCAACAGGCGTTGTCGGAGAACGGCGCGGGATCTCTTGGAAGTCGATCGCCGAGGAGCTCTACGTCGAGCCGCACCAGGGCATCAAGGGCGGCGAGCCTTCCGAAAAGGAACTGCGGCGGGCGCTGGTCTGGCTGCAGAAGGTGGGCCTGGTGGGCCCCAACTTGGCCGAAAGGCGCCTGATTTTTGAGTTGCCGAAGGCTTCACGGGATCAATCCGTCCGAAAAAAAGTGGGCACTAAGTGGGCAGATGAAGCGGGCAGTTATGTGGAAGGGTCGGAGCCCAGTAACTACGCGGCTTTCCCGGAAAAAGAGGGCAGATATGTGGGAGGGGGTGAAAGTGAAAAAGTGGGCACACCTCCGGTATCCGGTATTCCTCCTACTACTCCACCGCGCGAGGACCCGCAGCCCGGACAGCGATTCCCCATGCATGACGCCTGGCTACCCAGCGCCAGGGGCTGGCCCGCGACACTGACCCGTAACGGCATGAAGAACTACCAGCTACGCGACGAGGATCTCCTCGAGTTCCGTAGCTACTGGATCAACCGCCCCGAGAAGTATCAGTCCCAGGGCCAGTGGGAACACGAACTTGCGCAGAACCTCCTCCGCAACCAGCGCTTCGACCAGAACAGGAGCAGCTATGGAAACCAAGCAGGAAACGCCGAAGGCCAAGCCGGCCATCGTGCCGCAAAGCGCGGCCTCTCACATCGACAGGGCCCTCGCTCAGCCGTCGACCGCGTCAACGCAATCGTCGCCGCCAACGAGGCTGCCCGACAGGCTGCTGGAACGGCTCTGGGTGAAGATGACCGAGATGTACGGGCACCGCTGGACGTCGAGTTTTGGCGACAACCCGAATCCTGACGGCGCCTGGGCTACGGTGCTCCAGGGGCTGACCGGCCAGCAATTGGCCCACGGGCTCAACATGCTGACGTTCATGGGCAGCCGGTTCGATTGGCCGCCGGCGGCGCCGACATTCCGGGAGCTCTGCTTGAGCGTCCAGCCGGAGTCGCTCGGTCTGCCGGACCACGACACCGCGTTCAACCAGGCTCTGGCGTGCCGCTACCGCCACCAGGTGGTCAAGGCCGCCGCCGAGGCCACCGGCGTTTTCGATCTGCGCACCGGCGAGGTGAACGACGATCGGCTCCGCAAGCGCTTCGGGTTCCACTACGCAGAGATGGTCCGGCGGTGGGCAAACAACATCCCGCTGAGCCAGCCCGTCATCCACGCGATTGAGCATGACACCGGGAAGAGCCTGCTGGACCTGGCCGAGGATGAAGCCGAGCAGCAGCTCCGCCGGCGGATGCAAGCCCAGGGCCTGGATGGGCTCAGTGGTGCCCAGGCGCGGGAACTGCTGGCCAAGATGCGCCGGAAAGCGCCGGAGGTGCGCCGTGATGCATGACTTCCGCCCGGTGATGTTCACCGTACCCGGCGAGCCGGTGGGGAAGGGGAGGCCGCGTATCGGTCGCGTCGGCGCCCACGCCAGGATGTTCACTCCGGCGAAGACGGCGAACTACGAGGGGCTGATCGCGCACAGCGGACAGCAGGCCATGGCAGGTCGCGCGCTGTTCGAGGGCCCAGTGCTGGTCGAACTCGACATCGCGCTGAGCATCCCTCAATCGATGTCGAAAAAGCGGAAGGCCCTGGCCTTGTCCGGGCAACTGCACCCGACCAAGAAACCGGACCTGGATAACGTCCAGAAGGCCATCTACGACGGCCTGAACGGCGTTGTCTGGAAGGACGACGTCCAGGTCGTGAAGGCGGTGGTGGGGAAACGCTACGGCGAAACGCCAGGCGTGCGAGTGAAAGTCGTCCCTCTCCTCGAGGGCGAGCAGTGACTACAGGAAACTACAGGGGAGAGTCGAAATGAGACTGATCAGCGCGCGCCAGGCTTGGCAGGACGCGTACCACATCCCGGGCGCGTCGGTGATGGCGAAAGCCATCGAAGACGCCGAAGAGGCCACGCGGAAGACCAGGGCGAAGCGCCGCAAGAAACTGGTGGCCCGCTTCCCCGAGGGGTACCAGGGCGAGAGTAAGGAGCCGGAGGGCCTGTTCCCCATCGACTCCCAGATCATCGCCGCCTACGAGACGCGGACCGGGCGGGCCGCGGGAAACCTGAACCGCTGCCAGCACATGCTCGCCGCCGGCAAGGTGATGCATGCGATCAGCACGCTACCGGCGCCGCTGCAGCATCTCGGACACTTCCTGTACTCGCCGCTGGCGAACGGGGTCGACCAGAACCGCGCGCAGTCCTTCCTGTACTTTTCGGCCGATCTCCCGAAGATGAACAAGCCCCGCCAGGAGGTCGCTTACTGGGTGGCCTTGGCGGCTATGCACTCGTGGAAGGACATGGTCAACGGCCGGGAGGAGTGGTGGCCTGGCAAGGTAATCCAGTTCCTGGCGGACTGGCCCGGGTTCGTACTGTACGCCGCGAATTGGGAGCGTGACTGGGCGGCGATCTGGGAGATTTTCATGCAGGAGCTCAATCGGCTGGACGCCAAGGCGCTGGTGCCTGTGGCGCAGGTCGTTGCCGCCCAAAGAGACGCCGCTTGACATTTTGATAAGAGATTTGGGAGTATTTTCCCAGTTTGTGAAGTTGCACCCAATCAAAAGATTCCCCCGAAAACCCGGCCCTGGCGCCGGGTTTTTTCGTTTCGCCACGGGAACGCAGTGCTACCAGCAGCACGTTTTACTTTCCACCCTCTGCAATGTGTATGGCCACGTCGATCGTGCCTTGGTGGAAGCCACTATTTGTCCCCGGGGCGGTTTGCTCTTGGATCTTCTTTTTGAAGGTCTCAACATCCAAGTTGCCTGAGTTCCGCAGCGCGGCGATCAGCGCGTTGAGGATTATCGACTGGCTGTTCGCGACTTCGTTGTTCATATCCACTCCTGTCGTTGTCCGCTGGAGTAGGCATTCTAGCGCTTAGGTTCGCGTCTAGGCTGATTCACCTCAGGAGTAATAGGTATGGCCGAGCCAAGTGGTGCGGTAGCAGCAGCCGGCGCCGTCGGGCTCACTGCCACCGCGATCATCCCCGGAGTCGACGTCAATGCTGTGATCGGCGGCTTCGCCGGCGCGCTGCTGTTCGTGCTCTGGGCTCACGACCTGACCATCGCAAGGCGTGTCGGTTACCTGCTGGCGTCCTGGGTGGGCGGCTACTACGCAGCCACCGAGGCTGTCGGGCGGGGCGCGACTCAGTTCTCCGGACTTCCCGCGCTGGTCACCGCCGCGCTGATCGTCACCATCCTGATCGGCGTGCTCGACTGGATGATCGGTGGCCGCGCGCCGGCATGGCTCCAGATCGTTCTGCAGCGCATCGTCGGCATGATCGGAGGCCGGAAAGATGGTTGACCTGGTGACCCTGGCGGCTGCGGCCGTCTGCGGCGCTATCAGTTGCCGCATCTTCACGTACCAGCGCCACGGTGCAACGTACCGGTTCGGCGTCTCGCTCTGCGCGTACATCCTCGCCGCTGGGACCGGCATGCAGGCGCTGTCGATTAGCTTGGCCGTGCTGATGGCGCGCCACGTGACGCCAATATCGCCCTACCTGCTGGCGGTCCTGGTTGTGCTGCTGGTGCTGGTCTACCGCAACAAGGGCAACATCGCGCCCATCCTGAGGCTCAGTTGAGGTGATCCATGGCGCTGACCAAGAAACAGCGCCTGTTCGTCGACGAGTACCTGATAGACCTCAACGCGACGCAGGCCGCGATTCGGGCCGGCTACAGCACCCGGCGGGCGACGGAGATCGGCTATCAACTGCTTCAGCGGCCGGAGGTCGCCCAGGCCATCCAGGCCGCCATGGCCGAGCGCTCGAAGCGCACCGAGGTCGAAGCCGACTATGTGATCCGCCGCCTGCGCGAGATCGACGAGATGGACGTGCTCGACATCCTCGAGGACGACGGATCGTTCCGGTCTATCCGCGACTGGCCCAGGGCGTGGCGCCAGTTCCTGTCCGGCATCGAGATCGCCGAGTTGTTCGAGGGCCGCGGAGACGACCGCCGCATCGCCGGCGTGCTCCGCAAGGTCAAGTGGCCGGACAAGCTCCGCAACCTGGAGCTTCTGAGCCGGCATGTCGGCACCGAGTCTGCCGCGCTCGACCTGGAGCTCAAGCGCCTGGATGTCGCGAAGAAGCGCGCCGAGCTGGACCAAATGAAACGCGGAGGTCAGGCCGACACGGCTGAGCTTCTGCAGAGCCTGATTGAGAAGCTGCCGGGATGAGCACTGGAAACCTGTTGCTCGATCGGCAGCTTGCGCGCTGGTACAAGCTCAAGGACCACCCCGTACAGCTGAGCCTGGTCGAGGCGGTTCGAGAGGGAATTCGATTCCCTCTGGTGCCCGCCGGCCGCCGTAGCGGAAAAACAGAACGGTTCAAGCGATTCCTCGTGAAGCAGGCTTATGTAGTTGTTGGGCAGTACTTCGCTGCAGCGCCGACGCACGCCCAGGCCAAGAAGATATTCTGGGATGACCTGAAGGCCTTCACGCTGTCATGCCTGCACCCGCGCAAGCCGAGCGAGTCCGACCTGATTATCTACCTGCCCAACGGCAGCGAGATTCATGTCCTTGGTCTGGACAAGCCGCAACGTATTGAAGGTATTCCCTGGAAGGGCGGCGGTATTGACGAGTTCGCGGACGTTAAGCCTGATGCCTGGGAAGCCAACATCCTTCCGGCTCTTAACACCGTGAACCCTTTGGAACCTGACTACCGGGCCTGGTGCTGGTTGCTCGGGGTGCCGGATGGTCTGAACCACTACTACGACCTTTGCATGAAGGCTGAGGCCGGTGGCGACCCAAATTTTCGTGTCTTCCACTGGAAGTCTGCCGAGATCTTGCCACTCGATGTCATCGCTGCGATGAAGCACTCGATGTCGGCCAAGCAGTTCAAGCAGGAGTTCGAGGCCTCGTTCGAGACGGCCGGCGGCCGCATCTACGAGGACTACAGCAAGGCCAATCACACGGATGCGCGGATCGAACCGCACGAGCAGCTGCTGTGGATGCATGACCAGAACTTCACACCGCTATCCTCGGCCATCGGTGTGCGGCGCAACAACGGCCAGGACCTGTACTTGTTGGATGAGATCGTCCTCACCAGTGCAGTCTCCAAGCAGTCCGCCCTGGAGTTCGTCGATAAGTTCAGGGCCCACCAGAACAAGCACGTGCTGATCTACGGTGACCCGGCCGGCCAGGCTGGGGAGAGGCACGGCCACGCCTCCGACTACACCGATATCGAGGGCGTGCTGAAGGCGCACGGTTGGACCTTCACCCGCAAGGTGAAACCGTCGCACCCGGCCATCAAGGACCGCCAGAACGCAGTTCGGGCCAAGGTCAGGACCGCCGACGGGACCATCAGCCTCTTCGTCAATCCGCACACCGCGAAGTGGTGCGATAAGGGTTTGGCCACTGTTCAACTTCAGGAGGGATCGACCTTCCAGGAAGATCAGAAGAACAAGTACCAGCACATCACCACTGCTATCGGCTATTGCGTCGATGTCGAGTGGCCTGTCGTCAAGCATTCCGCAACTGTTACTACCCTGAGGTTCTGACCATGAGCGATTCCGTTTGCCAGTGCTGCGCTGCTGTCGAGGAGATGCGCGAGCACTGGAAGCTGATCGATTGCATCAAGGGCGGCACCTCGGCCATGCGCGAGGCGGGGGAGGCGTACCTGCCCAAGCGGCAGCTCGAGACGAGGGAGGACTATGAAGCGCGGCTGAAGCTGGCGACGCTGCACCCCGCGTTCGAGGAAACGGTCGGCGCCATGGTGGGGCGAGTGTTTGCGAAGCCGGTCGTGATCGGCGATGACGTGCCGCAGGAGATCGCCGACCTGCTGACCGACGTGGATACGGAGGGACGTGACCTGCAAGTGTTCGCCCAAGACTGGTTCCGCGGCGGGCTGGAGTATGGCCTGAAGTTCGCCCTGGTCGAGATACCGCAACGACCAGAGGATCTGCCGAACACACGGCAGGCCGAGCAACAAGCCGGCTTCAGGCCCTACGGGGTGCTGATCGAGCCTGGCCAGGTGCTGGGATGGAAGACCGGCAAGGTTGCTGGTGTCGACAGCCTGACCCAGTTCCGCTTCCGGACGTGCCGGGTTGAGGAGGTGGACGAGTTCACCGACGAATCCGTTGAGCAGATCCGCGTCATCGAGCCCCGCCGGCATCGCGTGTTCGAGGAGGGCAAGGATGGATGGGAGATGGTGTCGGACACGCCGAACACGCTCGGCTTCATCCCCTTGGTGCCGTATTACACCGCGCGTACCGGGTTCCTCACGGCAAAGCCACCGCTGCTCGAACTCGCCCACCTGGTGGCGAAGCACTGGTGGCTCCAGTCCTCCCTGGACAGTCTGGTTGATGTCGCCTGCGTGCCGATCCTGGTGATGACTGGCGTCGACTCCGGCGACGAACTGGCCATCGGCGCGCGCTCCGCGGTGAAGTTGCCTCGGGAAGCCGACATGAAGTACGTCGAGCACACCGGCGCCGCCATCAAGACCGCGCGGGAACAGCTTGACTCACTGCAAGAGGAGATGAGGCAGGCCGGTGCGAAGCTGGTGGAGAAGTCCACCCAGGTCATGACGGCGAAGCAGTCTGGCGAGGAATCGGCTAAGGAGACCAGCAAACTGGCGATGATGTGCCAGGGCCTGCAGGACAGCCTGGTGCTGTTCCTGTCGTACTTCTCCCTCGCACTGAACAACCGCGCCGAGGGCGGCACCGTGCAGCTCCAGCCGAATCTCGACCCGGATTATGCTCCGGCCGAGACCATGGGTGTGCTGCAGCGCATGCGTGACGGCGGCTCGTTGTCAGACCAGACCCTGTTCAACGAGGCCCAGCGCCGCGGCATGCTTGCCGAGGACCTGGACTGGGAGTCGGAGCAGGAGCGGATCCGCAACCAGGAGCCTGCGATATGACTCGCTTGGAGGTGCTGCTGGCGGAGTTGTATACCGACCATGGTATCGACCTGATCAGGACCACGGCGGGTATGTCGAAGGAAGTCGAGGAGAAGATCACCGAACTCGCCGAGGAGTTGGTGAAGCTGCTGCAGGGCCGTCGGTTGCCGCTGAAGAACGTAAAGGAGGTCAACGCGATCCTCGACGAGGCGGCCAAGGCAATCAAGGCGCAGTACACCGAGATCGCTGCGGCACATGATGCCAACCTGCGGCAACTCGCGGTCATCGAAGGAGGCTTCGCGTCGAGCTCAGTCAACAGTCTGGTGAGCCGGCCAATCATGCTCGGCGTCGGCAAGAACCGACTCAGCGCTGTGGTTGCGAATACGCTCATCGAGGGCGCGCCGACCAAGCAATGGTGGCTCAAACAGGCTGCGGATGTGTCGTTCCGGTTCGCCGGTGTGGTGCGCAATGGCTTCGTGAACGGCGAGACCACGGAACAGATGGTCACCCAGATCGTCGGCCGCCGTGCTCGGGGCGACCAACCGCCGGTGAAGGGCTTCATGGATGTCAGCAAGCGCGCGGCTCGGACCTTGGTCCACAACAGCGCCCAAGCGGTGGCCAATGGCGCCAGGATGGAGGTCTACAAGGCCAATTCTGGCGAGAATGGACCGGTGAAAGGGTATCGCCAGCTCAGCACCTTGGACTCGCACACCACTGAAATCTGCATGGTCTACGACCAGAAGACTTGGGATCTTCAGTTCAGGCCTGTGGGGCACTCGTTGCCGTACAAGCAAGGTTGCCCGCGGCACTGGGGGTGTCGCAGTACCACTCTGCCTTGGCTCAAGACGATGCGTGAGCTGGGTATCGACGTCGACGAGGTGAAGAGCACCCGGGCGTCGATGGACGGCCAGGTGCCGGCCAGTCTGAACTTCGAGACATGGCTCAAGGGTAAGTCGAAGGCCTTCCAGGACGAGAAGCTGGGGCCCGGCCGCGCCGACCTCTGGCGCCGAGGCGTCATCACCTTGAGCGACCTGTTGGACCAGCGGGGCAACCCGCTGAGCCTGGCGCAACTCAGGTCGCTGTACGCGCCCGACTGATCTGATCACCAATTCGTGTAGGCCCCGGCAATGTCCGGGGCTTTTTTATGCCTGCGTTTCGGATGGAGCGGGGCGCCTTCCGGGCCGGATGGCCCATCGCAATGGCCGGATGGCCGGAGAAAGACGAGATGAAACTGAAGACTGTCGAAGTCGATGGCAAGCAATACGCCGAGGTCCAGGATGGCAAGCCGGTCTACGTGGAGGATGACGGTAAGGAGATCGCGTTCGATGCGGTCGGTACCCGAGCCACCATCACCCGCTTGAACGGAGAGGCCAAGCAGCACCGCGAGCGGGCGGAGAAGGCCGAGAAGATCGCAAAAGACTTCGAAGGCATCGAGGACCCGGCCGCAGCGCGCAAAGCCCTGGAAAGCGTCGCCAATCTCGACGCGAAGAAGCTGGTGGATGCCGGCGAGATCGAGAAGGTGAAGGCTGAAATCGGCAAGGCTTACGACTCCAAGCTGACCGAGGCCACCACGCGCGCGGAGCAGTTGGAGCAGCAGCTCTACGCCGAGAAGATCGGCGGCAGCTTCTCCCGCTCGAGGTTCGTAGCCGACCGCCTGGCTGTTCCGGCCGACATGGTGCAGTCCGTGTTCGGCAAGCACCTGAAGATCGAGGACGGCAATGTCGTGGCCTACGACGCCCACGGCAACAAACTGTACAGCAAGGCCCGTCCCGGCGAGGCCGCCGACTTCGATGAAGCACTGGAAATTCTCGTCGACCAATACCCCTACCGCGACCAGATCCTGAAGGGCTCTGGCCACTCCGGCGGCGGAACGCCCCCGGGCGGCAAGCCCTCCGGCAGCACGGCCAAGTCGCTCGCCGACTGCAAGACCGAGGCCGAGAAGGTCGCCTACCTCGAAACGATCAAGTAAGGAGGCCACATGGCTTTCGATCTCGCTGTATTCAACAAGCAGACCTACACGGCTCTGACCGAAACCGTCGCCCAGGCGATCGACAAATTCAACCAGGCATCCGCCGGCACCATCGTTCTGCAGAACGCGCCGGCGCAGGGCGACTTCGACATCAAGGCCAGCTTCAAGCTGATCGCCAATCTGGTGCGCCGCCGCAACGTCTACGGCAACGGCGACGTGGCTGCGACTCGTCTGACGCAGTTGCTCAACGCCGCGGTGAAGGTCGCCGCCGGCACGCCACCGATCGAGTATGAAGCGGCCCAGTACAACTGGGTGTTGCAGAACCCGGCGTTGGCGGCCCTGACCATCGGTGAGCAACTGGGTAAAGCACGGGTCGCGGATATGCTGAACACCGCCATCCGCGGCGCGGTGGCTGCAATCAGCGGTCACTCCGACGCGACCCATGGCAGCGCCACCGAGACCGCAACCTTCCGCACCCTGAACAAGGCGGCGTTCAAGTTCGGTGACCGCGCCAACGCCATCGCGGCCTGGGTGTTTCATTCCAGCGTGGTCAGCGATCTCTACGACAACGCTCTTGCTAACGCCGAGAACCTGTTCACCTACGACGGCGTGAACGTGATGCGCGACCCGTTCGGCCGTCTGTTCGTGGTGACCGACGCCGACTCGCTGATCGTGCCGGCTGGCGCCGACCCCGAGGTCAACCCAGCTTCGTTCCGTTCGCTGGGCCTGGTGCAGAGCTCGGTGCTGGTGACCGGCAACAACGACTTCGACGCTGTCCTGAACCGCACCACCGGCAAGGAGAACCTGGGTTCGGTCTACCAGGCCGAGTGGAGCTACAACCTGGGCGTGCTCGGTTACACCTGGAAGACCGGTACGGGCGGCGCCTCGCCGAACGATACCGCGATCGGCACCGCGGCGAACTGGGAGCGCACCGCCACCAGCGTCAAAGACACCGCCGGCGTTCTGGTGCTGAGCAAGTAACCGCAGAGGGGCCGCCAGGCCCCCTTTCATGAGGTGGACAATGACCAAGAAGATTCTGTGGTTCGTAGCTGGCCCGGCGACCTCGGACCAGATGGAGTTCGCCCAACGCAATGGGCTGACGATTCGGGACCCGCTCGCCTATCGCCAGGGTGACTTCCTCGAACAGGCCGATGCGGTGGCCGGCGAGGTGCCGCAGGCATACTCGGCGGCCTACGGCCTGATCGAACTGCAAACCAGCGGTGCTGCGAAGGCTTCGGGCGGCCAGGACGGCGAGCCAACCCTCGACGATATCAAGGCTGACCTGAAGGCCCTCGGCGTTGCGTTCGATGGGCGTGCAGGCAAGGCTGCGTTGGCGAAACTGCTCGCCGAGGCGAAGGCGGCCCAGGAGCCCTCGCAGTTGAACGACGAGCAGGTGCTGGCGCGTCTCGTTGAACTGGGTGTCGAGGTGCCGGAAGGCGCCGCGCCCGATTCGCTGCGCGAGCTCCTGAAGGCGACCGAGGAGAAAGCCAATGGCGGTGGTGACTGAGGGTGACAGCGCCAACAGCTACGTCTCCGTCGACCAGGCTACCGAGTATCACGCTCAGCGCGGCAATGCTGCCTGGGCGTCGGCCTCCAATGACAGCCGCTCCTCGGCACTGATCAGGGCGACCGACTACATCGACCGCAGCTATCAATTCCGAGGCTCGAAGGTCGACTCGGACCAGCCGCTGGAGTTTCCACGCACCGGCCTGGCCTGGCCGAACCGGAAACTGCAGGCCGCAACGTGCGAACTGGCCCTGCTGGCCCTCGACGGGCCGCTGGAAACGGTACAGCAGGCCTCCGCTGTGAAATCCGAGACGGTGGGACCCCTCACCACGGTCTACGCCGATCCGGTGAACCAGGGGCAGCCGCGCTACGTTGCAGTGGATCGGCTTCTGGAGGCGCTGACAGTCGGCGGCGGCATGTTCAACGTCAGGGTGTCGAGGATGAGCTGATGGCTGATATCTACGACCGTTCCCGGGCGATGGCCATTCGTATGCTGGCACCGCGGAGTGAGGGCGGTAAGGGGCTTGAGCTACGCCTGACCAAGTTCGAGCAGGGCGAGTACGACCCGGCGACCGGTGGAAGTCCAACCATCGAGCGCCGCTTCGATGGTTCCGGCATGCGCCAGGACTACGATGTGCGGGTTATCGACGGTTCGCTGATCCAACAGGGTGATGTCGAGATCATCATGTCTCCAGTGCAGCTCGGGGGGCAGGACATGCCGGCGCCGAGGAACGGCGACCGTATCGAGTTCGACGGCGAGGCCTTCAAGGTGGTGACTGCGAAAGCCTGGAATTATGCCGGCCTGGACATCGGCTTCGTCGCGCAAGCGAGGAGGTAGCGCATGGCCCGTGGCTCTCGCATGCGTCAACGCTACTCGGGGCGCCAGGGCAGCTTCGCTGCAGCGGTGGCGCAGTTCCGCGACCAAGCCTTGGCTGCCGGCGATGCGATCTACCAGCGGATCATGTTGGACCTGTCTGTCAAGGTGATCGAGAAATCTCCAGTCGGTGACCCGGAGCGGTGGGCCGCGAACGTCGCCTACCGCCTGCGAGCGAGTGCTGCGGCGGACCGCTACGATGAGAACGTCGCGATTCGCAACACCCTGATCAACCTGAATCCGAGCAACTTCACCAGGAACGGGAATCTGCGTCGAGGCGTGAAGCACGCGAAGCCGCTGACCAAGGCGGAGCGTGACCAGAACTTCGACGTCAACGGGATGGTGGCCGGGAGCGGGTATGTTGGCGGGCGCTTTCGGGCCAACTGGCAGTTCAGCATCGGCACGGCCGCACAGGGGGAGATTGATGACGTCGACCCGACTGGCAGCAAGGCAATTTCTGCAGTGACCGTTGGGGTCCGGCCGCTGAAGCTCGGTGATACCGCCTACCTGGTGAACAACCTGCCGTATGCGGTACCGCTGGAGTACGGGCACTCCAGCCAGGCGCCGGCTGGCATGGTCCGGGTGACCATCGCTGAATTCCAGCAGATTGTGGAGGCCGCCGTCAGGGCGAACCAGGCATGAGTCACGAGATCATTCAGCAATTGTTCGAGGCTCGCCTGGACGTCTGGGCGAAGGCCAAGGGGATCCCGGTCGCGTACCCGAATGTGACGTTCGAACCGACGCCGGGTGCCATCTATCTACGCTGCTTCACGCTGCCCGCTGGCACTACCAGTAGCGACTTGGGCGGCTACCACCGGGGCTTCACAGGTGTGTTCCAGATCAGCATCGTGGTCCCAGGCGGGCAGGGCACCGGCGTTGCCGCAGACATCATCGCCGAGTTAGGTCAGCAGTTCCCTCTCTACAGCGAGTTGTCTCGCCCCGGTTTCTCTGTGCAGGTGGTGAGCCCACCAGCGCCAGGACCCTGGATATCGGGGGACATCGCCGATACCAAACCAGTCTCCATCGGCTATCGCGCCGACATCTTCTGATCGCCCGCATGGGCACACAAGCACCCGCCATGAGTGGGTTTTTTCATTTCCACACGAGGAAAACTCCATGTCCGCAAGCCTCCCCAACGGCGCGCTGCTGGCCATTGCTGCCACCTACGGCCCGGCTATTCCGGTTACCGCTGTCTCCAACGCCAAGCCAGCGGTTGCTACCGCAGATGCTCACGGCCTGCTGGTCGGTGACGTCGTGTCGCTGGTGTCCGGCTGGACCGGCCTGAACGGCCGAGCCGTCAAGGTCGCAGCTTCCACCGAGGACACCTTCTCCCTGGGCAATATCGATACCACCGATATGATCCGCTACCCGGCCGGTGGCGGCATCGGTTCGGCGAAGAAGGTCCTCGCCTGGCAGCAGATCCAGCAGGTGATGAACCCGACGACTTCCGGCGGCGAGCAGCAATTCGTCGCGTTCCAGTTCTTGGAAGACGATGGTCAACGTCAAATGCCCACTGTCCGCAGCGCGCAGTCGTTCTCGATGCCGATCGCCGACGACCCCAACTTGCCGCAATGGGCGGCAATTGAGGCGGCAGACCAGAGTAAGGCGCTGCAGGTGATCCGCCTGACGCTGCGCAACGGATCGGAGATTTTCTACAACGGTTACGTCTCGGTCAGCGACACCCCAACCCTGAACGCCAACGAAATCATGACCCGGACCCTAACCATCGCTCTCGATGGCCGCCCGGTTCGCTACAACCCGGCCCCCTAAGGAACTGTCATGGCGAAGAAGTTCAGCATCGCGCAGGCACCTACCTTCGAGTCCAGTGTGGAGATTCCCCGCCTCGGCGGGGAGTCCATCAAGGTGCCATTCACCTTCAAGTACCTGGATCGTGAAGCGCTGGCCGACCTCTACAGTAGTTGGGGAGAGCGGTTCAAACGCTTGGTCGAGGAAACTCGCGAGCAGTCTCTGGAAGCGTTCACCACGGCTCAGATCGACCTCCAGGTCGAGCAGGTACAAGCCGTTGTGGCCGGGTGGGGGTTCGACGAGGCGTTCACCGAGGCCAACGTCCGGCTGCTGGTGTCCTCCCTGGTCAGCGTGCCCGAGGCCATTCTCGAGGCCTACCAGAGCGCCTACAGCAGAGGGCGCTTGGGAAACTGAAGCGCGCCGCACAGGAACTCTATCGGCCTGTAGCCAGCGCCCAGGAGCTGGCGCAGTTCGGATTGTCGCCGGATGACTTCGACGAAAGCGACGAGCAGATGGAGCTTTGGCCCTGCAACTGGACGGCATTCATCGTCTTCGAGGCGATGAGCACCCAGTGGCGGGCTGGCATGTGTGGCGCAACAGGCCTGGACTACACCGTATTGCCGGTGGTGATGCAGATGTGCGGCGTAGCCGCTGGTGAGCAACCCGCGGTATTCGCGGATATCCGGGTGATGGAAGACGCTGCGCTGAAGGCCTTCCGCGAGCAGAGGGAGTCGGGATGAGCAACTTCGCCGAACTGGGCATCAAGGTCGATTCGAGCCCGGCCGTAAAGGCGGCCGAGGACCTCGACAAGCTGGTCGACTCCGCCGATCAGGCCGAACAGGCAATCGACAACCTGTCCGACGCCAGCAAGGGCCTCGAGCAGGCCACCAAGGGAGTGTCGCGCGCGGAGGAGGACGCTGCCCGCAGTGTCGACAAGGCGGCCGGTGCGCGTGAACGCCAGGCTGCTGCCAGCCGGAAGGTATACGACAGTGCCGCTGGCGAGATATCCATCATCAGCCAGTTGGAACGGGCGCTCTCCGGCAACGTCGCCAATATCGACGATCTGATTCGCGCCGAGAGCTTGCTCGAGCGGGCGCGCAAGGCCGGCCTGACCACGCTGCAGGACGAAGCGCAGTATCAGGATCGCCTGGGTGCGGCCTATGACCGGTTGCAGAAGGCGGAAACCAAGGAGGCCGCCGAGAAGCAGCGCCTGGTTGCGGCGCAGAACCGTCAGATCGAAGCGATGCAACGCACGGTCAACAGCATCGATCCGGTGACCGCCGCGTTGGCCCGGCTTGAGAAGCAGGAAGCCGCGTTGCGTGGGCTGCGCGCCGCCGGCGGGCTGGATGACGCCGGGCTGGCCGCCGGCCTGGAGAAGATCGCGGCGAAGCGGCGGGACATTGAAGGTACCGGCGGCGCGATCAACAAGCTCGGGCTGACCAGCAAGGAAGCGCGCGAGAACGTGCTGCAGTTGGGTAACGCCCTCTCCACCGGTAACTGGCGGGTCGCCGCCCACAACATCGCCGAGATCGGTGTGAACGCCGGCGGCGCCGCTCGCGGTGTTATCGGCGTCCTGGCCCCGATTGGGCTGCTGGCAGCGGCGGTCGGTGGTGTGACTGCGGCGGCGTATTTGGGCAGCAAGGAACAGGGCGAATACAACAAGGCGCTGATCATGACCGGCAACTACGCTGGTACCAGCGCCTCTGGACTGGGCGAAATGGCGCGCCAAGTCAGCAATACGGTTGGCACGACCGGAGCTGCTGCCGAAGTGCTGGCCACCCTGGCGGGCAAGGGAGACTTGGCCAGCGAAAGCTTCGTTGCCATCACCCAGGCCGCGCTGTCGATGGAAGAGGCGACTGGCCGCGCGGTGGGGGATACCGTCGCCGAGTTCGTGAGGCTGGGAGAGGACCCTGTGAAGGCCTCGAAGGCCCTGAATGAGCAGTACAACTACCTCACCGCATCCGTCTACTCGCAGATCAAGGCGCTGGAGGAGCAGGGGGATCACGCCGGCGCGGTGAAGCTGGCGACTGAGGCCTACGCTGACGCAATCAACCAGCGGACCCCGAAGATTCTGGAGAACCTGGGTTGGATTGAGCGTGCTTGGGATGGAGTCGCACGTGCTGCGAAGCGCGCGTGGGATGATGCCAAGAGCATTGGTCGCCAGGACATCGACTCCCAGATCGCCGACGTGGAGCGGCGCCTTGCCCAGCTCGATCAAGGTGGTTTCGGCCTGGTCGGCAACCGCGACGAGAGCCGGAACCGCCTGCGCGAAGAGCTCGACATGCTCCGCGAGCGGAACAAGGCGATGGAGGACGATGCCAGAACCGCCGGCGAGCGCGCTCGGGCTGAACAGGCCGCCCAGAATGCTATTGACCGGATCGACGCTCGTTCCAGGGCGGCGCTGACCAACCAGCAGAAGCGCGCCAAGGAGTTGGAGCAGTACAAGAAGGATCTACAGGCGATCCGCGAGGTGAACCCGAACGATGACCGCCTGCAGCAGGCGACCATCGATCGCGAGATCGCCAACATCAACGCCAAGTACAAGGACCAGAAGGGCTCCGCCGGTTCGGTGGACCTACGCGCGGCCAACGCCGCGAAGAACAGCTTGGCCGAGATCACCGCGACCTACCGTAACGCGCAAAAGGAATTGGAGGCGTCCCAACGCGCAGGCGTGATCAGCGCGGAAAGCTACGCGCAGCAGCGCATCTCGATCATCCAGCAGGAGCGGGATGAGGTAACTCATGCCTACGAGCGTGAGATCGCAGCGCTGGAGACTGCCAGGGCGAAGCAAGGAACCTCGGCTGCCCAGCGAATCCAGCTCGACCAGAAGATCGCCGACTCCAGGACGGCGCTGGTCAAGGCGCAGCAGGACGCTGATTCACAGCTCAACCAGATCGAACTCAGCGAGCAAGGGCGGCTACGGCGACAGGAGCAGTCGGTGCAGCGCTATACGCAGGCGCTGCAGGCGCAGGTCGATGCGTTGCGCCTGGAGGGCGAGCGCGCTGCGGCCGGTGTCAGCATGGGCGGACGAGAGCGGTCCCGCTTCGAGCAGTTGAACAGTCTCGACGACCGCTATAACCAGCAACTGATGGACCTGGAGAACCAGCGCTCCGATCCCAGTCGGCAAATGTCGGACGAGGAGTACGAGAAACGTCTGGCTGCGCTCAGAAAGGCGCATCAGGACCTGCGAGACACCGTGGTCAGCAACTACGACCAGATGACCGCTGCCCAGTCAGACTGGAGCAACGGAGCGAGCGGAGCCTGGAACGACTATCTCGAAAGCGCCAGGAATGTTGCTGGGCAGACGCATGATCTGTTCACCAACGCGTTCCGCGCCATGGAGGATGCAGTCGCTACCTTCGCCACGACCGGCAAGTTGTCGTTCTCCGACTTCGCCAAGAGCATCCTGGCCGACATGGCGCGGATTGCAACGCGCGCCGCTGCCTCGCAGGCCCTTTCGTCCCTCTTCGGCGGATTCTTCGGCGGTGGAAACGCTGCCGCACAGTCGGGCGTCGACAATCTGGTGAGCAACAGCGGGCTGTTCGCCAACGGTGGTGCGTTCGCCGGCGGGGTGCAGATGTTCGCCACTGGCGGGGCCTTCACCAACAGCGTGGTCAGCACGCCAACCGCGTTCGGCATGAGCGGCGGCCGTATGGGTGTGATGGGCGAAGCGGGGCCAGAGGCCGTGATGCCGCTGACCAGAACCTCGTCCGGGGCCCTCGGTGTGCGCGCTATGGGCGGCAGTAGCTCGCAGATCAACGTCGAGGTGAACATTGCCTCGGATGGTTCGGCCAACGTCTCCAGCAGCCAGCCTGGCCTGGACCAGTTCGGTCGCGACATCGGGACGTTCGTCGAGCAGAAGTACCGACAACTCCTGGCGCGTGATCTGCGGCGTGACGGTGCGATCGGCCGCGCCATCAACGGGTAGGGCACATGGCAATCGAAACCTTCACCTGGGCCACCGAGAGCGGTGGCGAGGGCGACATCACCTTCGCCACCAGGTCCGCGCAATTCGGTGACGGCTACAAGCAGTTGGTGAGCGAAGGCCTGAACAGCAAGTCCCAGAGCTGGCCGGTTTCCATCACCGGGCCGGCGGCGACCATCAAGGCCGCGATGGACTTCCTGGACCGCCACACCGGAGCGCGTGCATTTCTCTGGACGCCGCCCCTGGGCGGCCTGGGCTTCTACACCTGTGCGGGCTACCGGCCCGTCAACCTCGGCGGCCGGGTCTACCGGCTGACCGCGACCTTTGAACAGGCATTCCATCCATGACACTGATCACCGATATCCAGAAGCTGGAGCCCGGCGGCGAGGTCGTGCTGTTCGAGCTTGACGGCAGCGACTTCGGCGCCGACGTGGTCCGGTTCCACGGACACGCTATCCCGCACAGCCCGCAGGAACTGGCCGCCGCCGGTGCCAAAGCCGACCAGTTACCGGCGAAACCGATCTGGTGGCAGGGCCACGAATACGCGGCCTGGCCGGTGCAGATCGAGGGCATCGAGGCGAACAGCGATGGTACTGCGGCGCGGCCGAGCTTCACCGCCGGCAACGTCAATGGCCGGATTACGGCGCTCTGCCTGGCGTTCGAGGACCTGCTCCAGTTCCGCCTCACCATCCGGACGACGCTGGCGAAATATCTGGACGCGTCGAACTTCCCTGGCGGCAATCCCGACGCTGATCCCTCCCAGGAGATCGTCGAAATCTGGTACTTGGACCAGAAAACCAACGAGGACGGCCAGTACGTGGCCTGGGAACTGGCCTCGCCAGGTGACGTTGGCGGCGAGCAGGTCGGTCGGCAGATGACGACTCTTTGCCACTGGGCGATGACGGGCGGGTACCGCGGGCCCGACTGCGGCTACACCGGCCCGTACTTCGACATCGACGGCAACCCCACCGATGACCCAGCCCGGGACGAGTGTGATGGCTGCCTGGGCACCGGTTGCATCCCGCGCTTCGGTGAAGGCAACCAACTGCCCTTCGGCGGCTTCCCTGCCGTCTCGATCATCGCCAGGAGCTGACCATGCTCAAGCACATCCTGTCTGCCGTGCAGAAGCACGCCGCGGCAGAGTATCCGCGCGAGTGCTGCGGACTGATCATCCGTTCTGGCCGGAGCCAGCGATACGTTCCCTGCGAAAACACCGCTGCCGACGCCGGCGAGGAGTTCCGCATCGCGCCGGAGGCGTATGCAGAGGCAGAGGATCAGGGAGAGATCGTCGCCGTGGTGCATAGCCACCCCGATGCCACCAGCCGACCGAGTGCCGCAGATGTCGCGATGTGCAACGCCTCGGGCCTGACTTGGCACATCCTGAGCTGGCCGGAGGGCGACCTGCGTACCATCGAGCCCGTCGATCAGGTGCCGCTGCTCGGGCGCGCGTTCGTGCATGGGGTGCAGGACTGCTGGCAGGTCTGCGCCGACTGGTACCAGAGGGAGTGGGGCATCGAGTTCCCGCACTTCGAGCGTGCCGATGGCTGGTGGGAGCGGGCAGACGGTCCAAGCCTCTACGAGCAGCGGTTCGAGGGGGCCGGCTTCATCCGGGTGGACCGGCCGCAGCGCGGCGACATGATCGTGATGGCTGTGGGACGTACCGCGCACCCGAACCACGCCGGGATCTACCTGGCGGACGACCCATCACTACCTGGCGAGGATGCGCAACACTTCGGCGCCGGGCCGTTCCTGTTGCACCACCTGTATGGGAAACCCTCAGAAATCATCGTGTTCGGCGGGCCGTGGCTCGACCGACTGCGCTTGGTGCTGCGGTATCGCGAATTGCCGAACGACGCGGGTCGGCAAAGTCAATCGGAAAATCCACGGTAGCCCTCCCGGCATTTCTTTGGTGACGAAAAAAATACTCCGGGCACCTACCGGGTATTTCTTGCGGCAATCGAAAAACCGTTTGGTCAGACTTTCTTCACCGGCCAAAAAAGCAAAACCCCCGAGAGCTGGCCGGCTTCGGGGGTTTTTGTTTCCACCCCTTGGGAAGGACAAGGAGCAGAACATTGTTCAATTATAGACCCAAGCATCGGGTCAAGGTAGATGGGAAAATGAACGCAACTGATGCCGGAATCGTTGGTAAGCGCCTGGCCAACGCCGCACTCATCCTAGCCACAGGCGTAGCTATTGCATCCATCATAGCAGCCATCGGAGTTGTGCTGGGTTGACTGAAACCGACCGCTAAGCGATCGGCGCTGCGGTATCGGAACGCGAAATGAAGCGGCTGTGCCGCGGGAGGAGAGTATGCAGCAGCGCTATTTGCTAACCATCCATGACCTATTTACGGTGCGCGATGGCGTGCGGTGCGGCGGCGAGGCGTTCGTGGCAATCCTCGACGATCAGGATGAAATCGACCGCTTGAGATTCGCCGGCATGACGAGTCCAGGTAGCGCTGGGTATCGTCGTAGCTATTCCGGGAAGCCTGGGCTCACCGCACGACTGGTTTCTGGTCCAGGGCGTATCACCTTCGAAGCGATCAGCTCGGCGGCGTGAGTCCGCCTACAAAGTTGTCAGTGCCCACCTCGTGCGAGCCGTATTCGACGCCGAAGCCTTCGCCGTGCAGTAACGCCTCAGCGTCCACTGCGTCCTTGGACGTATAAATATCCAGGTGCGCTCTGGACAACCGCCCAGCCTAGAACCCAGCCGGGACTGCCCGGGTCTCTAGGCAGATTGTGGACGAGACTTCTAATGATCATGTGATCTCCATTGTCAGGTGAATACCTTCCGGTGTCTTACGGCAGGGCACGCAGTACGTGTCCTATCTCATAGTCGCCCAGGTTCACCACCCAGCTTCCTTCCAATGGAGCCAGATAGCCGAGCCTGGTGCCGTCAGGGGCAAAGAGCACAGAGTCAATAATGCTGAAGGGTGGCTGTCCAGGCACCGTCGTTTGTCCAATGCCATCCACGATGTAACCAAGCACCTCCGTCGAGGCTCTGCTCTTGAAAATTGCCCACTTCCCAGTTAGATACGACTTTTCGGCCATAAAATGCTCCTTGTAGCTGTGGCAGATATCCATTGCGGCCTCGTGGTCTGTTTTGACGAGGCTGTTCAAGATTACGGGACCTGAGTTGCTGGCGGCACTGTGATTCTATCCAGCCTTGAAACGACTGAGGTAGACCCAGCGGTACGGCAGGATGCGTCTGGTACTGCGTTATCGAGAACGCTCCTTGTCCGCTTGAGTCCAGCTGTGTACTGGGTTCTCGTGCTGGCGTGGTGATGGTAGAGTCCGTCCCTTTCCAAAATCGCTGCGGAGAGCAAGGGATGCGCACCCTGGGAATTCTCGTGCTGCTGGTTGGAGTCGTGATGCTCATCAGCGCGCTCGCCATGGACACTACTGTCGGCACCATGTCTGGCGATCGAGTGAACAACATAGGCCTCATTGCTGCCAGAGAACAGAGAACTATCATTGCCGGCATTGCACTGATTATAGGCGTGCTGCTTGTAGTCCTTGGGAAAAGGAATGTGCCTACGCCTTCAGTTGCCTTTGACACTCGGTCATGTCCGTATTGCGCAGAGACTATCAAGTGTGCCGCCGTTAAGTGTCGATTCTGCGGCGCGGATGTGGAAGCGATTCCGGCTCCCAATGGGCCGCCTCCTCTAACTTATGGGTGGACGGTGAATATCGCATGTAAGTCCGGAGAAGAGTTCGATGGGCGTCTTGCGAAGCTTGAAGAACTTCAGTTGCCAATATTCTCCAGTGCTGAGTCCATAATTGTGGTTGGCCCATACGCGGAGAAGAAAAAGGCAGACTCAGTGAAAAGAAGGCTTAGTGCAGTCCACTATATGCATGGAGAACTGGACTGGATAGAGAGGAAGTAGATATCCCCGCTGTTTATCGATTTCAGTGCAGAACCGCCTCCGGGCGGTTTTTTATTACCTGGAGAAACACATGACCACCGCAGCGCACCACTCTCCGATGACAACCATCAAACTCTACGGCGCGCTCCGGCAGTTCGGCCGGGAGTACCGTATGCTCGTCGGGTCGAGTGCGGAAGCGATCAAGGCCTTGTGCGTGCAGATTCCAGGCCTCGAGCGCTTCCTCGCCAATGCCCACCTGCGAGGTATGGAGTTCGCTGTATTCCGTGGGAAACGGAACATTTCCCAAGATGAGCTGCAGTTCGGGGGCGCCGAGGAGATTCGCATTGCTCCGGTCATGCGTGGCCGGAAGCGTGGCGGGTTGGTGCAGACGATTGTGGGTGTTGCCCTTATCGTGGCGGCGACCATCATGGCCGGCCCAGGTGGTTTCGCCGCTGCTGGTGGTCTGACTGGGGCTATGGGGACAGCCGGTGTGGCGATGGCGATCGGCGGCGTCATCCAAATGCTCAGCCCCCAAGCCCAGGGCCTGAAGCAGAGCGCGGCGCCGGAGAACCTGCCCAGCTACGCCTTCGGCAGCGCCAGAAATACCACCGCCAGCGGGAACCCGGTACCGATCTGCTACGGGAAGCGCCGTTGGGGTGGGGCGATTATTTCGGCATCGATTTATTCGGAAGAAAAAATTTAATTAGGAATGTTTTCTTGCTTGTTTAGAGAGTATCTGTAAGAGAATTTTTTGCCATATATAGAGCTGAAGTCTATTTGATAGTCGAAACTTGTGTTTGGTGGCTGTAATGTTGTGAATATAAGCCTGGGGGTCGTGCACTCTTTGTTGTCGTGGATGTCTACAAGGACGATCTCCTCACCTGTTTTTAGTGAGTCGTTAGGACGAGGCGTTCCGGCAGTTGCGCAATATGGGGGGATTCCTTGTTTGGCTAGTGCGTGTAGAATGTTTCCGTCTATTTCCTTGCCATTCTCGTAGAATGTTATTTTGTCTATATATGCTGGTCCTAGCCCGTTATTGAATATTATCATTTGGTAATTATCTTTAAGGGATAGGTATGAGTTTACTCTTGGTTCGACGCTTATGTAGTTGTGTTCCTTAAGAGTATAGGCTTGATATGCGCTTAGGGTTACGGCAGTTATTGAAGTTATCAGGGCGCACCACTCAATCCAATGTGATCGTGAGGCCTTCTCTTGGCTGCTCATGATTTTCATTCCTTGAAAGTGAAGTTGAATTTCCAATTTATATAGATAAACCCGCTAAGTGAATTTCTACTAGCATTTTAGATAGCCCGCCCTGTGCGGGCTTTTTCATGCCCGGAGGAAAGCATGGGCGCAGTTCACCAGCACCTGGCCGGCCGCAAGGGTGGCAGTAGCAAGCCGAAACAGCCGGTCGAGGCACCCGACAGCCTGCGCTCGGTCGCGATGGCCAAGATCCTGCTCGCCGTGGGCGAAGGCGAGTTCGCCGGCGTTCCGAGCGAGCGCGATATCTACCTCGACAACACCCCACTGATGGACTCGAGCGGTAACCTGAACTTCCCGAACGTTAAGTGGGAGTGGCGCGCGGGGTCGGTGGACCAGGACTATATCCCTGGCATTCCTGCGGTTGAGAACGAGACGTCTGTCAACGTCGAGTTGCGCAGCGATACGCCCTGGGTGCGCTCGCTGAGCAATATCCAGCTTTCCGCAGTGCGTCTGCGCTTCGCCTGGCCAGCGCTCCAGCAGCAGGACACCAACGGCAACATCGGCGGGTACCGGATCGAATATGCCGTAGATCTGGCCACCGACGGCGGCGCCTATCAGGAGGTGCTGCGCGAGGCCGTCGATGGCAAGACCACCACCCGCTACGAGCGCTCCCGCCGGATCGACCTCCCGGCGGCCACCAATGGCTGGCAGTTGCGCGTGCGGCGCCTGACGCCGAATCAGAACAACAACCGCATCGCCGACACCATGCTGATCGCCGGCTACACCGAGGTGATCGACGCGAAGCTGCGCTACCCGAACACGGCGCTGCTGTACGTCGAGTTCAGCGCAGAGCAGTTCAGCAACATTCCGGCTGTCACAGTCGACTGCCGCGGGCGGAAGGTCCAGGTGCCGAGCAATTACGATCCGGAGACCCGGGCCTACCTCGGTATCTGGGACGGCACGATGAAACAGGCCTGGACCGATAACCCGGTCTGGCACACCTACGACATCGTGACCAACGATCGCTTCGGTGTAGGCAAGCGCATCAAGTCGTGGATGGTAGACCGTTGGGAGATGTACCGGATTTCCCAGTATTGCGACCAATTGGTGCTGGACGGGAAGGGCGGCCAGGAGCCGCGACACACCTGCAACCTGAACCTGCAAAGCCGCGCCGGGGCCTGGGAGCTGCTGCGCGACCTAACCGCTATCTACCGCGGCATGGCGTACTGGGCCCAGGGCCAACTGAAGATCCAGGCGGATATTCCGCGCGCCACCGACGTCGATTTCGCCTACACCCGGGCCAATGTCATCGACGGCCGCTTCAGCTACGGCTCGGCCAGTGAGCGCACTCGCTACAGCCGTGCCTTGGTCAGCTACGACAATCCAGCGAACAACTACGACACCGACGTGGCTGTGGCCACCGATAAGCGCCTGCAGCGGCGTTACGGCGACAACCCGGTCGAGGTGGCAGCCATTGGCTGCACCCGCGAGAGTGAGGCCCAGCGGCGCGGAAAATGGGCGATCCTGACCAACAGCCAGGATCGCACGGTAACGTTCCGTACCGGTATGGACGGGGCGATTCCGCTGCCGGGATGGGTGATTCCGGTGGCTGACGCGCTGTTGGCTGGACGGGAGATCGGCGGGAGGATCTCGGCGGTTGCTGGCCGAGTGATCACCTTGGATCGCGATACCCAGGCAAAGGCTGGCGACCGGCTGCTCCTGAACCTGCCCAGCGGTAAGGCTGAGGCGCGAACCGTGCAGTCGGTCGCCGGGCGCGCGGTGACCGTGACGACAGCCTACAGCGAGACCCCGCTACCGGAATTGGTCTGGACCCTCGATGCCGACGACCTGGCGGTGCCGCTCTACCGTGTGATGAAAGTCAGCCAGCCGGAGCGGGGTGTCTTCGAGATCACTGCGCTGCAGTACGAGCCCGGTAAGTTCTCAGCGATCGACACTGGTGCCAAGTTGGAGAACCGGCCGATCAGCGCTATCCCGATCACCACCGTGGCGCCGCCGGCGAGCGTCACGCTGACCTCGCACTACCAGTTCGATCAGGGGTTGGCGGTTAGCACGATGACCATCGCCTGGCCTGCTGTAGAAGGGGCGGTGGCATACGACGTCGAGTGGAAGAAGGACAGCGGCAACTGGATCCGCCTGCCGCGTGCCGGCACCACCAGCGTCGATGTGACCGGCATATACGCAGGTGGATATCTGGCGCGAGTGCGCGCGGTGTCGGCCTTCGACATCACGTCGGTCTGGAAGAGTTCGATCCTGACCCAACTCAGCGGTAAGACCGGCGCGCCGCCGGCGTTGGCATTCCTGCGTACCACCAGCGGACCGTGGAAGATCGGCCTGGAGTGGGGGTTCCCGGCCAGTGGCGCAGCGGACACCGCCTACACCGAGATCCAGCAGTCGGCTACCCCGGGCGGCAGCGAACAGAACGCAACTGCCCTGGGCTTGTTCGCATTCCCGACCGACACTCACACGCTGACCTCGCTGGCGGCCGGCGCTCGCCTGGCCTTCCGCGGGCGGCTGATCGACCGGACCGGCAACGTCGGCCCCTGGTCGGCCTGGGTCGACGGTATCAGCTCGACAGATGCGAGCGAGTACAACGAACTGATCACCAAGGAGTACGTCGAGTCCGCGCTGGGCGAGCAGTTCTTCGCCGACATCGATCAGATGCAGGTCGATATCAGTGGCCTGCAGGGCCAGATCGATAATCTGTCCGATGTGCTGGCCTACGACCCGACGAAGACCTACGCGAAGAACGATATCGTGCGGGTCGGCAACCGGCTGTATCAGGCAAAGCAGGCGGTGCCGCTCAACGCCTCGCCGCCGAACGCGACCTACTGGGCCGACATCGGACAGTCGATCGAGACGGCCAACGGCCTGGCCCAGCAGGTGGCCACCAACACCGCGGATATCACCGAGCTCGACGGTAAGGTCGAAGCGGCGGCTTCGAGCCTGGATGTTCTGCAGGCTGCCGCCCGCCGGGAGCCGGCGACCGGAGAGAAGGCCGATGCGCTGAAGGGCTGGGACACCATTGCTCGAGCCGCCACCGAAGTCACCGTGCGGGCGAACGAGGATGAAGCGCAGGCGAAGCGGACGAGCTTGCTTGAAGCGCGTACCGGGACCGCGGAGGGCAGGATCGCCACCGTGGAGTCGGTCGTTGCGTCGAACAATGCCGTGACCGTCCAGCGGCTGGATCAGCTCACCGGCCAGGTTGCGAGCAATGCCTCGGCGATCAGCACCGAACAGACCGTCCGCGCCAACGCAGACAGCGCCCTGGGGCAGCGGGTGGATACCGTCAGCGCGCGCACCGATACCAACGAGGCGAACATCCAGACCACATCTCAAGCGGTTACCTCGCTGGATGGAAACGTCAAGGCGCTCTACAGCGTGAAGCTCCAGGCGCATGCCAATGGCCAGAAGTACGCCGCTGGCTGGCAACTGGGCTTCGACAGCGGTACGAGCGTGACGACCATGGCGTTTCAGGCTGATCGGTTCCTCTGGTTCAACAGTTCCAGCGGGCAGACCGTGGCGCCGGTCTCGATCGTCGGCGGACAGATGTTCATCAACAACGCGATGATCCAGGACGGATCGATCACCAACGCGAAGATCGGCAACGTGATCCAGTCGGCAGCCCTAGGTGCCAACGGCGAGCCGCTCTGGAAGCTGGATAAAGCGGGGAGCTTGACGATGAACAGTTCCACTAGCGGAGGTTTTATGCGGCAAACGGCAGAGGCGATCAAAGTGTATGACGGAAACTTAGTTCTACGAGTCCAGATTGGGAATCTGGATGTATGAGTTTCGGGATTCGGCAGCGCAACGCTAGCGGTAGCATTGTGTTCGATAGTTCCTCTTACGCCATGCGCATGGTGTATCGACTGGTTATAGGAAGTGTTTCGCAAGGTATGTCGGTTGCTGTGCCGGGGTTCGATTCATCAAGGGGAGTGCTGTTCTTAACGGTCGAGGGGAATCCCTATGCATATATACCGTCATACACAATGTCTGGATCCACTATAACATTTGTGCGAAATGGTTCGTCTAACTCTATATATACATTATATGCGGTGATGTTCTCATGAGTTACGGTGTGAAGTTTGTAGGTGATTACGGTCAGGTAATAATCGATCAAGATCACCCATGTATGCACGTCGTTGCAGAAGGAACATACAGCGGAGGGAGTGTCACGTATCCCGCACCTATAGCTAGCGTAGTTCCTCCGTTTGTATTCTTCTCGCCAAACGGTTCCCATCTAATATCTTTTTTTAAGCATGTGGGAGTTCCCGGTAGCTGGACCGGGTTCACGTTCTCTCAACTTGTGTTCTCGGCAATGACTGGAGTTGCGTATGGCGGTAAGTGGAAAGCCTGTGCCGTGTATTTGCCTAGAACCTCTGGATGGGGAATGCAGGTATTCGATAATGAGTCACGAGTTGTATTTGATAGCAATCGTCAAATTGCTCGATATTTAGGTGGAAGCCAGAATTGGAACTACGCTGGCAGGGATACAGGCGCGCTGCCTGGTTATACGTTGAACACTTGGGCTACTCCGTGGACGTGGGGTGGGGCATATTTTTTAGTTAGTCATTTCAATGCGCAAACGGGCCATACGCCTGATCCTTCTGACGTAGGGATAGGGTTTGTATTCTCAGGGAATTCACACATATACGTGACAGCCTACATGCCGGGGGGTGGTCAACCTGCTTTCCCGGTTCCGTTTAACACTCCGCTTTTAGTAATGGCGTGATTACAAGGAGGCAGTATGGCTTGGTATTCCAGTGGCACAGTAGCGGTGACCGCAAATAGCCCGACCGTTACCGGTGCCGGCACACAGTTCTCGTCCAATGCCCGAGTCGGCGATGCATTTCGCGGACCCGATGGACGTTGGTACGAGGTCACAAACGTGGCCAGTTCGACGGTCATCTCGATCAAGCCCAACTACCAGGGCAGCACGGCCAGCGGCCAGTCCTATGCGGTGGCGCCGATCTTGGGCTACGACAAGGACCTGTCGGATCGATTCAACTTGATCGCCAACCAGTGGGGGGCAACCCTGGCGGGGATCAAGCCCTGGGCGCTCTCTGCAAATGCGGCGGCAGCGCGGGGGGATCTCGGCCTCGGCAGTGCGGCTGTCCGCGAAGCGCTTGGTAGTTCGGGCGCGCTGTATTCGCGAGACAGTATTCTCGGCGCTGTTTCGCAGTCGAGCGGAGCGCCTACCGGGGCAGTAATCCAACGCGGCAGCAACGCGAATGGTGAGTTCGTGAGGTTCGCTGATGGAACGCAAATATGCATAGTCACGTTGTTGGGTGATGGTAGTCAGCAGCCAAATACGTCTATATCACTGCCCCTGCCGGCTGCATTTCTGGGTAATTGGAGCACCGGTGTCAGCGTGAGTTGGGCGTCGCATGTGAGCAACCCTTCTGTGGCAAACGGGCTGAAAGTTGCCTATGCAAACGGCTCGACATTGTTCTTCATCCTTCAGGACGCACTGGCCACCAATCGTTTGATTTTCACTTTGGTAGGGAGATGGTTCTGATGATCATCAAGTTGTCACCGTACGCACCACTGCCAGGCAGCGACGAGCACCTGTCGCTGGTCAGGATTGGCGATGTGCTCACTGTGAACGGCCAGTCGTTCGACTTCACACCGCTACCGGAGGGTGGTGAACTGCCGGCTGAGGCGATTGGATCAGAGTGGTTCGCTGGTCCCGCAGTGCGACGTGCCGACCGGCTGGAACTGAGCCTGCGGTTCCCGCTGTCTGGTGATGCCAGTGCCGCCGCTCGTTTCCCTGAGCCGTTGCTGATCGAGGCCGATGGCCCGGTGGAGTTACCGCGATGATCGATTGGAGCAAGGTAAAGACCGCTGAACAGCAGGCGCAAGAACGCTGGCAGGCTGAGTGCGATGCCGCCGCCGCAGCGCGGGCGAATGCCTACCGTCTAGAGAGTGACCCGCTCAAGACCGAGGCCGAGTTCGATGCTATCAAGGCCGGCACCGAGCCGGACTACCGCGCCTGGGTCGCGAAGGTCGAGGAGATCAAGGCCAGGTATCCTCTGCCGGATCAGCTACCAGCCTGACAACACCTATCGACGAACGAAAGCCCGCCCTGCGCGGGCTTCGTCGTTTCTGGAGCTCACATGCCTATCACTGAGCAGCAGTTGCTGCATGTCCTCCCGAACGCCGGCCCTCGAGCCGGCGTTTTTGTTGGTGCGCTGAACCGCGGGATGACGCGCTTCGGTATCACGTCGCCTGTGCGAGTCGCCGCGTTCCTCGCCCAAGTTGGCCACGAAAGCGGCCAGTTGACCCGCTTGGTGGAGAATCTCAACTACAGCGCCCGCGGCCTGGCTGCGACCTGGCCGAGCCGGTACCTCGGCGCCGACGGCCAGCCCAACGCGTTGGCCTGGCGGCTGGCGCGCAATCCGCAGGCGATTGCCAACAACGCCTACGCCTCGCGCAACGGCAATGGCGACGAGGCGTCCGGCGACGGCTGGCGCTTCCGCGGGCGCGGGCTGCTGCAGATCACCGGCCGGTCGAACTACCGCGCCGCCGGCACCGGGCTGGGCCAGCCGCTGGAGCAGGAACCCGAACTGCTCGAGCAGCCGGAGTGGGCGGCGATCTCGGCGGCCTGGTGGTGGTCGACGCACGGCCTGAACGAGCTGGCCGACCGCGGCGAGTTCGGCGCCATCACTCGGCGCATCAACGGCGGCACGAACGGCCAGGCGGAGCGCCTGGCGCTGTGGGAGCGGGCCAAGGCGGTGCTGTCGTGATCTCGGCCCGCGCGATTTCGATCGCGCTGGCCTGCCTGCTACTGGTCGGCCTCGGCGCCGCCGGCGGTGTCTGGCTCGGCGCGCGGCACTACCGGCCGCAGTTGGATGCCGCGAGCGCGGATCTGGCTGCCTGCCGTGCCTCCCGGGGAGAGTTGGAGTCCGCAGTGGCGGAGCAGGTCCGGCAGGTTGCCGCGCTGCGCGTGGCCGGCGAACAGCGGGCCCGGGATGCCGCGCTGGCTGTGGATCGGGGACGGCAGCAGGCCGCGGAGCAGTATGCCGAAGCCCAGCGCCTGGTACGTGAGCGAACCGCCGGTGAGCAGTGTGCGGCCGCCGAGGCGGTCATTAATCAGGAGTTGGGCCTATGAAACTGCAGGCGTGGCGAAAGACTGCAGGTGCAGCGATTTTCGGCAGGTGCAGCCGAAAGGCGCAGGTGGTGCAGGTGCTGGGGTTGGTGTTCGCGCTGGCGGGATGCGCCGGCCGGCAGGATGCCGAGCCGCGCACGGTGCGCGTAGAGGTGCCGGTGGCGGTGCCGTGCCGAGTGCCGGCGATCGAGGTTCCGGCCTGGGCCGCGGCGGGGCTGCGGAAAGACGACGACCTACAGACCAAGGTCCGTGCGCTGCTGGCCGAGCGACGGCAGCGGATCGGTTACGAGGCGCAGCTCCTGGCTGCGAATCAGGCCTGTCAGGATTAGGAGTAGACTACGGCCTTTTCCTACGGAGCAGAGCGATGCTGGTGATTCGGTTGGCGGGGAAGTGGACGCTGAAGCTCGACAGGCAGGTCGGCAGTTCCGGCAAACACGGGATATGGGCATTCCACTGCTCGGAAAGCACGTTCGCGCCGTCCTCAAACGACCTCCGGCGTACTGCGGCAATCCTGCCTGCCGAGCCCAAGGAAGGCCAGACGGTGGAAGTATCGATCTGCGACACCGCGCACTCGCCGGATGGATGGATCGCCGTTGGCTCAGGCGTCGCGGCTTACGAAGCGGAGCGCTGAAAGTCAGGCCCACCGCCATGGCCGGAAGTCATCCGGGATCTGCTCGGCGAGTTGCAGCGTGCCGCCGGCGTCGAGTTCGATCACCAGGCCGCGTACGACGCCCGCGCGCTCGAGCGCCTGGCCCAGGCGGAGGTATGTTATCCCGTCGAGCGGATCCCGGCTGATGTAGCCCAGGCGCTGTCGTGCGGGGGCGGGCCCGTGGTAGATGCCCTCGTCGTCCACGCTCCCGACGACGACGACGCCGTCGAGCACGTCGTAGCAGCAGTCAGAGCAGTAGTGCGTCTCGCGCGTGATGCCGTGCTCGATCGCCCATCCGTACATCCCCAAGGCGTCGGTGACCATGTCGTGGCGGTCCTGCAGGCCCACGATTCCGCACTGGTAGAGTTCGTTTGCCTCGCCCACCAGGTACAGGTACTGCTCATCCGCGGCGTACAGCCAGGCGGCATGCTGCCGTATCGCGGCGAGCCATTGGGTGACGCGCTGGTTGTGGCAATGCCTGGGGTCGGAGTAGGACATGGAAATCTCCGGCGGTCGGGTGGGCCGGAAATTATGCTGTATGAATATACAGTATTCGAGGGCGGCCGACGAGCGGAGAGTGGCGCATGGGAATGCCATGGAAGGGACTGAAATCATTTCCGCATCTATGCTCTCCCTCCAACTAATCAGCGGCCTCCAGAGACACGAATACGGCTATGATGCGGAAATTATCCACCGTTAACCATTTGAAATTGTTGGGTTTTACTTCGGATTGCAAATCCGTGAACGCCGGTTCGATTCCGACCTCAGCCTCCAACAGGAAAGCCCCGTAGCTCAGTGAGTTACGGGGCTTTTTTCTTTCCTGTCCGGTATTGCTGAAGCAAGTTCCTTGGGGTGCCCCCATAACGCTTTCATACTTTTACGGTCTCGCAACCGCCTCCCTTTCCCGATAACCGCTCCGTAATTGCTACTTTCCCGGAGTGTCCGAGGAGTACCCCAGCACCTGTCACGTTTTCGGCCGTTGCCTGCAATCCAGCCCCGTGCGCGGCTTTCATCTGGACGCAAGATCCGGTCTGGGTCGGTCATCGGCTGGTCGTCATCGAACATGACCAGCCGAGCCGGTCTGTCCTGCCGCCTGCCTTCCGGGCCTCTATCGATCAACCGTTGTGGCGACCGCGAGCGGAAGGCGCTCGGCGGAGGGCCCGTTTCATCTTGCCTTGCGTTTCAAGGAAACCGGCAGGCCCCAGGTCAGGTCTTCCATGCCTGCTTCGCCGAGTATCTCGGTTTTCATCGGCTGGATGCGCGCGAGCACCTGGCGGCCCGTTTCATCCAGCCTTGGCTGCTCGCGATCGATGAACCTTTTCGTCAGCTCCATGGGCGCTGGCCTCATGAAGACCTGGATATCCTGCAAGGCGCACTTGATGTTTTGCGTGTCCACGGCCTTGCAGGTCTTCCTGTCATAGCTCACGGCCGGGGTCTTCAAGTGGAACCGATCGCTGAGCAGGATCTGCCCAGGCTGAATGGTGAAGGACAGCGGGGCATAGGCGTCGGGTATCTGCGCTTGCAGCTTGATGGAGGGAACGTCCTCGATCTTCGTGCCTTCGGCCCAACCGGCATCCGAGACCATTTCCCGCTGGCTGTATTGCTGCTCGGTCCAGCCCACGCATTGGCCGGAGGCCATGTGCACGGCGCTGCAGACATTCTGTGTGTAGGTTTTGTCTGCATAGGAGGCGTCGCGCCAGTAGTTCTCCTTCACGAACCGGCGATACAGCACGGCGGACAGGTTCACCGAACCAAGTGGGCTGGCAGCCGGCTGCCCCTTTGGCGCCTTGATCTGGGCAAGGGTGCTGTCGATCTTGTAGTCGATCCCTCCGGACAGCAGGTAGGTTCCCGGCGGGACGATGTTGACCTCGAGGAAGTCCCACAGATAGACGGCTTCCTTGATCTTCTCCAGGTCGTTGTTGGCAAAGGCCTGCATGTAGGCGATCCCGGGCACGTCCTTGTTCTTGAATATGACCCGATGCGAGTAGCTGGAGAGGTCCGTCACGCTCTTGTTGGGCATGAGTGCCGGTACCAGCACCACGGACATGCCTTCGCGGGTAGCCTCATCGATCATGTTCAGGAGCTGGTTGGTGGGGTTCTGCTGGGAGCCGCCGAGTCCGGCGTTGCCTAGGGAGGCGCAGGCTGACAACAGGCTTGCCGGGAGCAGGATCGCGAAGGGGCTCAGACGCCGAGCGATGGTTTTCAT